ATCCGGCGCCGGCCCCAACTCCTCCCCGGCTGTTGCAACCAAAGGCTCCAGCGGCAGCCTTCCAACCATGCGCACCCCCTCTGATGCTGGGGGTGCGCGGCAGCGGCGCGGCCGTGACAGCTAGCGCCAGCAATACACATACACGTTCGGCGGGTAGAAGGGGTAGGTCTCTTGGTTCCACGGCAGGTTGCCTTTGCTTAGCTCGACGCGCGTGAAGGCAGCGCGCAGCTCATCCAGCCGCGCCGCCAGCACCGCCATCCGCGGCTCGGCATAGTCGGTCGTTGAGTGAATTCCCGCCTCAGCGTCGACGTCGTGGCTGAGGGGGTCCTCATCCGCGGGCAGAATGATCCCCAGCTCCCAGCCCTCGAAGCCAACGGCGAGGAGCTCGTCGTTGCTGAAGGCGGCCTGGAGCTTTTCGTGGTCCCACTCGCCGGTGTTGCGGTTCAGGCGGAGGCAGAGGGCGCGCTCCCGCTCCGGGGCTAGATCCACCTCGACCGCCGGCACTCGCGCCTCGCCCGCCTCGCGGAGGGCCGCGACGCGCTGATTGCCGCCGACGACCACCCCCTCTCGCCCCGGGTGGGTGTTCACGACGATGGGCACGACCACCCCGAACTCGGCCAGCGACGCCTGGAGCTGCGCGCGCTGCCCGTCCGTCATGGTGCGCGGGTTGTAGCTGGGCTCCCTCAGGTCCTCGACTCTCCACAGCTTCGTCCTCATTCTGTCGTGCCTCCTTCCGCCGCCCCGATGGCGGCGCGTAGATGTCGGCGGTATGCCTCGTCGAGCGGCTCCTCGGCCGCCACCTCCTCGGTGGTGCCCTCAAAGTATCGCAGGCTCCGGACGCGGCTACCCGCCCGCTGCGCCCGGGCGGCGCCGACGAGCAGGCCGTCGAGCGCCGCCTGCAGCCCCGCCACGCCCAGCAGCCGCGCGGCTGTCGCGCGGTCGCCCCGGCCCAGGCGCTGCGGCGTCATGGGGAGTGCCTTGTACGCGGCCAGCAGCTCCTCGACATCATCACCCCCAGGCCCACCCCGCGGGGTGTCCGGTTGATGATGGTGTTCAGTAGAAGGATACATAGCACTCTGAGCCTCTGATGATAATGGGGGCTCGGGGTGGTCCGCGGGCTGGGCCGCGGGGTGGGCGGCCCCAACCCCGGAGCCCACCCCGCGGGGTGTCGCCTTGCCGTGCGGGCTCAGGCGGTGCCCCTTCTTGCCGCTCCGGCGCGCGACGGCCGCGAGGTGGGCCTCCACCACCATCCGGGAGGAGAACCAGAGCGGGCCGGGCTGCGCCTCGATGAGCGTCACCAGGGGGCCGCGCTTCGGCTTGTACGTGAAGGGATCGGCGAACACCGGCCCGTCCGTCCCCTTAAGGATGCGTCGGTCGGCAAGGTCGGCTAGCTCCCGCCGGCGGCAACCCACCATGCGGGCCAGCGTCGCCAGGTCCTCCCGGACGATGCCGGCCTCCTCCTCCATCCAGAGCAGGCATAGGACGTGGCACCAGATCCCGCGCAGCGCCCAGGGCGCCTTCGACAACTTGGGATTAGCGATCCAGTCCCGAACGTAAAACTTCAGCCAGGGCTTCTTCACGCCGCATCAGCCCGCAGCAGCAACGGCGCGGAGACGCTTCTCCAGCTCCACCTCCAGGCTCAGCGGCAGGTCGGCCACGGCCTCGGCGCCAGCGTCCTGCATGGCGGCGACGAGGACGCTGTTGACGACGTCCTCCGCGACGCCGAGGGCGCCGCCGAGCTGGCGGAGGCGCTCGGCCCGCGCCTCGCCCAGGGGGGGGCCGCCGGGAGATGGCGGGGCGGGGCGGGCCGGCGGCGGCGGCGGCGGCGGCGGCGGGGCCGCTGGGGCGGGCGCCACCGCGTCCTGCGCCAGCCGGAGCACCATGGCGTGAAGCTTGACCAGCTCGCCATGCCGCAGGGCTTCGAAGGAGCGGGCCGCGCTGTTGTCCATGACGAGCTCCACCAAGCCGTCGTCCGTCAGGCCGGCCTCCCGGGCGCGGGCGCGCAGCTGCTCAATCTCCCCCGGGGTGGCCAGCTCGTCGTCCGCTGGCGAGGGCGGCGGCTCCGCCCTCGCTGCGTCGTCTGCGAGGATCTCCCGGGCGGCCTGGGACGGCCCATCGCCCCCGCCCTCCTCCGCCGCGAGGATCGATTCAAGATCCAGCATGCCGTCGTCGACGGCGTTCAGCACCCCGTGGACGTGCAGGGCCTCCTTGTCGCGCAGATCCCCCCTCGGGGGAATGCGGCCAAGCTCCTTCTGCAGCAGGGCCGCGAGCTGGCGCTTATCGAGCCCGACCTCCTGCGCCCGCTCCTCCAGGCGCACGTACCGATCGGTCTGACCGGCCGTCAAGCCCAGCACCCGCACCAGGGAGCGGTCGAAGAAGGGCTTGAAGACGACGCGCGGGACGATCCCAAGGATGACGTTCCGGCGCGCGATGGCGCCGGCCGCCCGAATCGTGGTGACGACCATGTCCGCCGAGAAGCGGCGGCCCTTCCGCCCGACGATCGAGCGGGTGATCTCGTCCGCCACGCGCAGGTTGCGCTCGTAGTCGTACGCAATGCCCTGGACGAGCACCGCGTTGCCGCCCTCGCTCTCGCCGGCATAGCGGGTGCCGATCTCAGCGTTGCGCCAGGAGTAGATCACCACCTCGGCGAACCGCACCGAGGGACCCTGGATCAGCTTCACCCCGTTGCGGCCCTGGCGCTGCAGGGAGTAGTAGCCGGCGGCGCACAGGTCGTCGTCGGTCTCGACGAAGCGCGCCATCTCCTCCTCGAAGTCCTCGATCCTCCGGGGATAGGCCCGGGCGGTAGCCACGCGGCCGTCAATCTCCGCGCGGGCGACGACGGCCAGGGCGTCCGGGGCGAATACTTGGGGCTCCTTCTTCGCTGCTGCTGCCATGGTTGCACTTCCTTTCCAGGGGTGATGGGGGGGGCTCAGCGCTCCAGCATCCAGGGTTTCGGCGACAGGCGGCGCACGCCGGCGCGCTCGGCGTCGGTCGCCCACAAGGAGAGATCGGGCGAGTTGAGGCACTCCGCCAGATGCGGCAGGATGGCGTCGAGCCGGCGGCGCCCCAGGTCGAGGAACGCCTCGTCGGGCTCGTAGACGTAGACCTCGTAGGGCGGGGCGTTGCGGATGGCCACGTACAGCAGGCGCCGGGGAATCTCCAGGGGTCGGCAGGTCGCGCCCTGGAGGTCCCCCGGCAGCCGGCCGAGCGCATGGGCCAGGCCCCGCTCGTAGAGCGCCGCCTGGACACAGTAGTTGCGGCTGTTGACGGCGAGGGCGAACGACTCCTCGTCCGGCGCGCTGGTGGTCTTGATGTCGACGTTGCCGATGGCGCCCGGCAGGGGCGCCAGGTAGTCGAGGCGGGCCTTGGCCTGCACCCCCCCGGCGACCTCCCACCGGATCGAGTACTCGCGGCGACCGGCCCCCTCGACGAGGAGCGCGTGGGCGACCCTCGCCGCCTCGGTGCGAGGCTCCAGGACGCTCGCCGCCATACGCTCGGCGTCGTCCATCCAGGGCCGGATCACCACCAGCTTCTCCGGGGTGTGCTCGGCGGCCGTCTTGTACGCCTTGGCGGCGCGGCTGCCGACCTCGACGACGAGCACCTCGTCGGCGACCAGGTCGGGTTCGAGGATGAGGAGGTGCGCGAGCTGGCCGAGGGTCATCTCCTTCGAGGGCGCCTCCGGGGGGGTCTCCATCGATACGTAGGTCGTGTAGGCCAGCCAGGGCGTCTCGCTGAAGGTGCGGATCATCGAGGAGCCCCACAGCCCGTTGGCCGGGTTGTGGTACTCGCTGGCGCTGGGGGTCCAGAATGCTTCGAGGGCGTCGATGATGGTGCGGGGGGTATGGGTCATGCTGAGCCTCCTCCGTGGTGGTTGTGGTTGACCTGCTCCAGGTAGAGAACGCCAGACGCGTAGCGCAGGCGCACGCCGGCGGGAAGGGCCGCCGCCAGTTGATCGGCGCAGGCCCCGCAGATGCGCTCCAGCCGGGGCTGGCTGCCCGCCTGCCCGTGGCGAATCTGCCGCGGCGCAAAGGTGGACCCGCAGCCGCGGCACGCAAGGCCGGCGCCAAAGGCGGCGATCTCCCTGCCGAGGGCGGCGGCGAGGAGCTGAAGGGCAGGGCTGCTCATCACGGCTCCCCGGTGCCGGGCGGGCCGCATTCGCGCAGGACATTCACTGCGATGGTTCGCCACCCTGAGCCGACCGTTCCGCGCCCCGACCACCGCGGCTTGCGCAGCTCCAGCGAACGCCCCCTCCTTTTCCATGCCTCGACGGCGCGCCGAAGGATGCCGAGGGCCTGCTCTTTCGTGAGGCCGGGATTGACGCGGGAGGCCCCAGCCGCGGGCGTCTCGGCGATCAGGGCAAGAAGGGCGTCGGGCGTCAGGTCGCCGCGGTCGACCCGCAACTGCGCCGCCCGCCTGCCCATGCCATGGCGGGGCATGGCGTCACCCCTCCCCGCCGGGGGCCGGTGGGGGCGGGGCGCCGTCGCGCTGCTCCGCCGGAACGTCGAGGCCGTTCCACTCGATCTCGGCGCGGTCGGGGAGCCGAAGGGCCAGCGCCGCTCCCCCCTCGCCGTCCGCGATCCACGCCGGCGGGCGGGCGCCTGGCCGCAGGTCCTCGATATCCAAGAAGAGAAGCCACCCGCAGTGCGGGCAGCGACCCACCCAGGCGGACCAGTGGGCCAGCAGGCGCTTGCGCGCCTCGGAGACGGTGCGGCCGCAGCCCGGGTTGGGGCAGGTGCCGGCCAGCGCCCCGGCCGCGCCGGGCGCAGGCTGGAGATCGACGATGGTGTTGCTGGGCGCCGGCATCAGGCGGCCCCCGAGCGCGTGACGGGGGTCGCGCGGTCGGTCGCGTAGTGGAAGACCTCGAACGGGCCATCTCCGGGCACCTCGGCGAGCACCGTCAGGCCGGGGGCGGTCTCCGCGATGACGCCCTGTAGCTCGCGCCGACGCTCGGGGGACAGGTCGTTCCACCAGTTGGGGTCCCCCGGCCGCATCGTCGTCAAGTTGAGGACGCCGGCGCCGAGGGCGGGCGCCCCGACGCGCAAGGCCCAGCGGACCAGCTCGCCAGAGGAGATGTGCCCGCTGGTGAGATCCACCACGCGCGGGGCGGCGCCCCCCTCCTGGGCCAGAACGGCGCTCAGCCGGCCACGCACGATCCGCGTGTCCGGGATGCCGGCGCCTTCGAGCAGCACGCCGATGCGGTCGCCAAGGTCCTCCACCAGGCGGCGCAAGTGGGCCGCCCGCTCGCTGCGGACCGCCAGCTCCTTCGTCCGCGCCTCGGCCGCGGCCGTCGCCGCGCGGTAGCTGTCGGAACGGCTTGCGCGCTCCTCCACCTTGCGGCGCAGCGTGACGTCGGCGACGGCCGCGTCGACCTCGTCCTGCTCCGGCCCCTCGACCTCCTTCCCCAGGATGGCGCGGCGCTCCTTCCAGCGCGCGTGCTCCGCCACCGTCGCCTCAAGCGCCTCCGTCCTGCTGGCCAACTCGCGGTGGCAGACCTCGACGGCCTTCTCGGCCGCGCGCAGGGCCTCCTGCGCCTCCTCCTTCGCGCGCACCGCGGCCAGATGCTGCGTCACCGCCTCCTCCCGCGCCTCCTGCCGCCCCAGCAGCGGCGGCTCGGGATCGTCCATCCCCCGGATTTCTTGCTGCTGGTCCTCCAGGGCGACCCGCTTCTCGCGCGCCGCCTCCAGCCGGGCCAGCTCGCGCTGCGCCTCCTCGACGTCGGCCCGGGCTTGCGCCGCCGTTTGGCGGGTGAGCGACGCGCGCCCGCCCAGCTCGTTGAGCAGCTCGGCCGCTTGGTCCGCGTGGACCTTGATGGCCGCCTCATCCTCGGCGGCCTCCTTCTCCAGCGCGAGGGCCGCGGTGTTGATCAGCTTCCGGAGGGCCTCCTGGGCGTCGGGGAGTTGCTGGCCGACGAGGAACCGCGCCTGCGCGCGGACCTCTTCATCATCCTGCACCAGGTGCCCCAGGGCCGCCTCGTCGACGGGCAGCGGGTAGATCCGGGTCAGGGCCTTGAGGCGACGCGCGTTCGCGCGGTCGGGGTCCTGCACCCCATCCCCCGTGATCAGGGTCGCGACGGCATCGCAGGGCAGCAGGCGATGGTCCGGCGGGGGGCCGGTCGTCTCCGCCTTGACGCCCGCGCCGGAGCGCCGCATGACGGTGGGCCGGCCGGAGATGACCACCTGCCCGTGGTCCGCCCCTTCGTGCAGGTCGACAGCGGTAGAGGTGAGACCCGCGGCGACGGCGGCGGCAAGAGAGGACTTGCCGGCGCCGTTCGGGCCGCGGAGCTCGTTGACGCCCTCCGTGATGACGGCGTGGGCGGTGCCGGCGATACCGGCAAGATCGGTCACCTCGACCTGCAGGGTGTCCGCGTTGCTCATAGGGTTCTCCTTTCCAGGGGGGCGGGCTAGGCCGCCCCGTCGTTGTGCGTTGCTCTCTGCGCCCGCGCCGCGACGATCTCGACGTAGCGCCTTTCCACGCCGCCCGCGAGCGACTCCAGCAGGGTTGCGATCACGCGCGACACGGACTGCTCCTGGCGCGCGGCCACGGCCTCCAGCTCCTCGACGAACCGCGGATCGAGGCTCGCCGACTTCACGACTCCTGGGCCGCTCCGGCCCTTTGTCAGAACTCTCGCCATCTGATGAATCCTCCTTTCAGCCGCGGATCATATCGTAGGCTATAGGATTTATGCAATCCGATGCGACTTGCATCATTCTTATGATACGATGCCGGCCACCCTCCGCCGGCGGATGGGCCGCCGCGCGGCAAGCATAGGAAAGGGAGCTGACATGGCGAAGGCGCTAGACCACGCGAGCCAGACGGGGATCCTGGAGAACCGGAAGCGCGCCCTGCAGATCGAGGCGCAGCTGGGAACCGTGCAGACGTACGAGACCAACCGCCTGCGCGAGGCGTACGCCGCGGCCGAGGAGTGCAACCGGCAGTTGCTGGGGCACCTGGCGGAGATCGACACGGCGCAGCAGGACGCCCTCGCGCGCGGCGCGGGCACCCTCTTCGAGGAGCCCACCAAGGGCGGCGACGACGAAGACGACAGCGCGGGGAACGCGCAGGCGTTCTTCGGCGAAGGCGAGGAGGAAGGCGACGACGAAGGCGAGGAGGAGGGCGACGACGAAGGCGACGAGGGGGAGGACGTCGAGGTCTGGCGCCACAGCAAGGGCAACGATTTCCTCGTCTGGATGGTCGCCGGGGAGCCGTCTGGCGCCCTGGGGCCGATCAGCGGCGAGGAGCTGACGTTCGCGACGGTGTGGGGGCCGGCAGCCCTCGGCGCCGACCGAGCCCCGAGCCCGAAGAGCCTGGACATCATCCGGAGGGAGCGCGACGCCTTCGACGTCTTCTTCCGGGCGGGCGATCCCATACCGGACTACATCGTCGGCGGCGTCTTCACGGGCGCGGGCCACACCCCGGTGGGCGGCAGGATCGTCGAGGCCTGGAGCGCTGAGGATCGCGTTGCGGCATGCCAGTTCATGGCGACCGTGGGCCGGCGCCGCCTCCTGCGCATGGAGGGCGAGGCGACGGTCGCCGCATCGATCGTGTTGCCTCCGCTCCCCGAGATCCTGACCGACGTCCTCGACGCGGAGTACGCGGCCGAGTGGCTCGACGCCGCGCCGGCATGAGCACCCGGCGCCGTCTTGGCCAGCTCGTCGCGTACGGCAAGCCGGTCACGAAGAAGACCTCGGGGCGCGTGGTCTACAAGGGATGCCCTAAGGGCTACGGGCCAGGCCTTGCGCGCCTCCTGCGCGGCCTTGCCTCCCTCCTGGAGCGCCGGGGATACGCAGAGGCGCAGCGCGTTCTCGCCGCCGCCCTCGGCGGCCGGGGGGGAGGTGGCGTGCGCCCCATCGTCCTGCCCTCCGCCGCCTACACCAAGTGGGAGGCGGAGGTGGTGCCGCAGATGCGCACCGCCTGGACCGCGCGGCCGGCCGCGGGGGGTCCCGAGCAACACCTCCACATCGTCGCCCTCATCTACGTCGCGCGATTTGGCCGCCGGCAACTGGGCGGCGACCTCGCCGGCTTTTACCAGGCAATCGGCGATGCGCTTGAGGTGGCCGGGGTAATCACCAACGACGCCTTCATTCGATCCTGGGCCGGCAGCTGCGTTCGGAAGGACGCGGCCGACCCTCGGGTGGAGATCACCATTTACGAAATGCTGGTCCAGGGCAGCGGCCAGGCCGTCCTGGGCCTGGGAGGAGCCTCATGAGCGAGCCGAGCCCGGGCATTCCGGTTGTCACCGAAGACTGCCCGCTGTGCAGCGGTCGCGGTGTCGTCGCTCGGCCAGAGCGGCGTGCACTCAGGCGGACCCGCGAGGCCGCCGGCCTTTCCATGGGCGAGATGGGCAGGCGCCTCTCGATGCCCGTCGCGGAGATCAGCGCGATCGAGCTTGAGCGGACGAGCTGCCCGCCCCGCGTCCTCGCTGCCTACGCCGCCCTGCTGCCTGGCGTCGGTTGAGTGGCCTGGGAGGTTTGGGTGCCGCCCCTGCTGCCCCGCACCTACCAGACCTTCGCCGCCGCCTTGAGAGGGCTGCTTCTGAATCGCCTTTGCCTTGCGCTGGTCGGGCGGGCGCCACTACGACTGGAAGGAGAAAGCCATGGGCCAGATTGCGGAGATGATGCTGGACGGCACCCTGTGCCAGGGGTGTGGCGAGTATCTCGGGGATGCGGTGGGCTACCCGCGCCGCTGCACGACCTGCCTCGCAGACCGCGGCCCGAACTGCCGGCCGACGAGCCATGACCGCCAGCCCTGCCCGTGCCCCCTCTGCGATGCCGTTTTGTCGGGGGAGAGCGGCCTGCAGCAGCACGTCCGCGCGAAGCACCCCGAGGAAAGGATCGCCTGCCCCACCTGCGGCCGGCGCGTCTCGCCGACGGGTCTGCGGCAGCATCAGCGGGATGCGGGCTGTGAGCCGGCGCCGTGCCCCCACTGTGGCCGCCGACTCCCGCGCTCCAGGCTCGCGCAGCACCAGCGGGACGCGGGGTGCGCGGCGCGGCGCCGCCGGGGGGGTCGGCCATGAGCAGCGGCAACCGCATGCTCCTAGCGGAGGCAGAGCGCCTGGGCCAGTGGCTTGTGGGGCTGATGTCTCCCGCGTGCGAGCGCATCGAGATCGCCGGGAGCGTGCGGCGTGGAATGCGGCTCGTCTCGGACATCGAGCTGCTCGCGATTCCACGCCATGAGGGGGTGCCACCGGAGCAGGGCTCGCTTTTCGGCGACGCTTCATCCCCCGCCTACCTGCCGCTCCACGACGTGATCACCGCCTCGCCGCTTTGGCCCGTGCGCCCGGGCTCCAACCCCCCCGAGCCTGACTACGCGTGGCACACGAAACGGCCGGCCGGCGCCTCGAAGTACTGGCGGCTTGGCTGCCCCCTCTACGCCGGCAGCTGCCTCGTTGATCTCTTCCTTTGCACCCCGCAGACCTGGGGCGTCCTTTGCGTCATCCGGACAGGCCCCGCGGAGTTCTCGCGCTGGTTCGTGACCGAGTGGGCTCGCCGCACGAAGGGCGGGCGCGTCCATCAGGGCCGCATGCACCCGCCGTCGAGGGTCCACCCGCCGCCGGTGTACGGCCCTGCCAGCGCCCCCCTTGACGAGCCGCTTTCCACGCCCGAGGAGCGCGACGCCTTTCGCGCCCTCGGGATTCCCTGGATACCGCCGACCGACCGCGAGGACTGGCGGCTGCGGGTCGGCGCTTAGCTGGAGATACGATGCGCCAGACCCTCGACCAGATCCTCCTTATGCCCCGCTCGCTCCGCGCCCTACTCCGCGGTCGGATCGCCGGGCTTGGCCAGCTCCTTCGCCGCGTCACCTGCGCGGTGCGTGGCCACCAGTGGGGCCAGCCGGTTTCCATCCTCGCCATGGCCGAGATACTCAAGCCAGAGCTGGCCGACGCCCAGGTCCTGCCGATCGGCGGGCAGTGGTCGGTGGGTTTCGGCGCGCGCGTCATTGGCCTGGTCCCCGTTCCGTACGGGACCATCAGGAGGTGCCGCCGCTGTCGCGAGGAGCACCGCTTCCCGGAGGAGCTACAGCCACCGTTCCACCACATGTGCCGCTGTGCCGTTACCCCACCCATCGCCCCCCTGGAAAGGAGCCCCGAGGATGAAGGAGAACAGCTACTCACCTGACGCCGGCGAGCCGCGCTCCGCGGCCTTGCTGCGCCTGACCCTGGCCCTGGCGGTCCCCCTCTGGATCGAGCAGGTTCAACGGTGCGCCTGGCCGCCGCTCCAGGAGGCGGCGCGCGAGGGCGCGCGCTACATCGCCCAGCACGGAGACGTGATGATGTTCGGCGGCGGCAAGGAGGGCGTCGCCGCTACGGCGATCAACCACCTGGCCCGCGGCCTGGCCATCGGCGCTCTTGCGCCCGGGGGCATCACCTTCGACGGGATGCACTGGGAGGCCGAGCACCTAGGCGGCGCGGCGCCGGTCCCCCCCGTCGAGGCCAAACCGATCGAGCAGGCCGGCGAGGCGCGCGCGCAGATGGGGCTCTTCGATGTCAGCGCCTGACCTCTGCGCCTTCATGGCCGAGGCGGGGCGCCTACCGCACCTCGGCGACGAGGTGCCGCCCTGGGCCTACCGCGGCTGGATGCTTCCCTACGTCGTCGCCCTGCACGAGCGCATCCCCTCAACCGGCAACCGCTGGGGCTACCACCTCGACCAGCTGGCGGCGGGGCACGTCAACTCCGCGATCCCGCAAGTCTCTTTTTCCTCACCATCGAGTGAGGTGCGCCGGATGCTAGGCAAGCTCACCGACGAGCTCTACAGCCGCCATCGCCTCTACGCCGGCCCTCACCTCGCCCTCACCGGATGGCTCGGCCATGCCTTGGCCTGTTGCGAGCGGGAGCGGGCCGGCCTGGACGAGGGCGCTGAGGAGTTCCTCTACCGCACCTTCAACGCCGACCTGCTTCTCCTCCATCCGTACGACTACCTCGGGGATCTCTTCGTAGAGGCCCGCGGCGCCGGCAAGAGCCTGGATGGCTTCTACCCCACGCCGCCGGCGATGTGCCAGTTGATGATTGGAATGATCATCAACCCCTCCGCGCCGGTCACCGGCCGCGTCTACGATCCCTGCGTGGGCACGGGCCGGTTCTTGCTGGCCGCCTCGAACCACTGCCTCAACCTCTTCGGCCAGGACATCAACCCATGGTGCACGCTGGCCACCAAGATCAACGGCGCCCTCTTCGCGCCGTGGTTGTTCCGGCCCCTGCCCGCCGAGATGCTCGGCGACGAAGGCGGGGAGCCGATCCTAGTGGAGCGGACCCCGCCGGGGGATGCCCCCTTGCAGGCTTCACTCTTTTCACCGACCGAAACCGGAGGCTGAACGATGGCCAAGAAGAAGACCCCCTCGAAGACGACGACGACCAGCGGTTCGCCGGAGCCGCGCTTCGACCCCCACCTGGATCTCGCGGCAATCGCCCCCTCACCGCACCAGACGCGGCGCTTCCGCGAGGATGATCCCGCCCTCGCGGAGCTGGCCGTTTCCATCGCGCAGAGCGGTGTCATCGAGCCGGTGGTCGTTCGCCCCGCCCCCGCCCCCGGCGGCGCGGTGGCGCGGCCGAAGGGGGCGCCGGCCCCAAAGGTGGGGTACCTCCTCGTCGCCGGGGAGCGGCGCGTCCGCGCCTCGCGCCTTGCGGGTCGCACCAGCATCCCCGCCATGGTCCACGAGGCGATGACGGACGCGCAGGCGTTGGAGATCACCGTCATCGAGAACCTACAGCGCGAGGGGCTGGAACCGATCCCCTCCGCCCGTGCCGTCAGGTTGCTCATGGAGCAGCGGGGCGGCGACGTCGCCGCCGTCTCCGCCGAGATCGGCAAGAGCGAGTCCTGGGTGGCGCGGCGGATGGCCCTCAACGACCTGGTGCCGGCATGGCTGGAGGCGGCCGAGCAGGAGAATGGCCAGGTGGCCAGCTGGGGTGTTGGCCACCTGGAGCTCGTCGCGCGCCTCGAACCCGACGTCCAGGCGCGGCTCCTGGAGGAGGTCTCCGAGCAGTGGTGGAACGGCATACCCACCGTCGCGCGGCTCCGCAGCTACATCGCGCAGCGCGTCCAGCGATCCCTGGATGGGGCTCCCTGGCGGCGCGACGACGCGGAGCTGGTCCCGGAGGCTGGGGCCTGCAGCGACTGCCCCGCCCGGACGTCGCAACAGCCCCACCTGTGGGAGGTCGAGGGCGCGAAAGACCTGTGCCTGCGGCCCCCCTGCTACGAGGCAAAGCGCCAGGCGTTCCTGGCGCGACGCTATCGCCAGCTCGTGGCCGACCACGGGGCGGACAACGTCTACGTCGTCGTCGCCTATCAGGGGGGCGGGGAGGGTCTGCCGGCGGGGGCCAGGACGATCGAGCGCTACGCAGTGGAGAAGGTTCGCAAGGGGTCCCGCGGGGCGATCGCCGCCCTTGACCCGCAGGAGCCGGGGAAGGTCACTTGGTGCGCACCACCAGCGCGGGGCGGCGGCAAGGCAGCTCGGCCGAAGGGGGCGCCCACGCCGCTGCCGGAGCGCCGGGCGGCGCTGAACCGGCGCCGCGAGAAGCTGGCTGTTGAACGCCTTTGGAGCGCGATCCTTCGCTGGATCCAGGATGATGGCTGCCTCCCTTCGGCGGACGCCCTCTGCCGTCTCGTCGCCGCGATCGGAACGTCTCACAAGGAGGAGCGGGCGTCGGCCGATGTCCACGCTCTGTATGGCAATGGAGCACTCGACGGAGCACTCGACCCGAAGACGCTCAAAGCGCACGTCAAGAAGAAGAAAACGAGCGCGGCGATGGCGCGCTGGACCCTCTACGCGGACAACGAGCTGGCCCTCCGGGTTGAGCTTTGGGTGCGCCTGCAATACGTGCTCGCCGCCCGAATGAAATACGGCTCGTGGGTGGATACCCACCTGCAGCTCGCCGAGGCTCTCGCCCTCGCCGGCATGGTGGGCAAGGCGGACGACGCCGAGGAGATCCGCGCGGGCGCCTTCGCCGAGCTGGCGGACCCGAGGTCCTGGGCGTTGCTCAACGAGGACGGAACGCCGAGGGCGAAGAAGAAGAAGAAGGCCGCGGCCAAGATGGGCGCGAAGGCCACCGCGAAGAAGGCGAAGGGGGGGGCGAAGGATGGGTCGTCGTGAGCGGCCGGCGCGTCTATCGTGTAGGTGCCTACGTTGCCGTCGCCGCGGAGGATGAGGGGGCGGCGCAAGCGACGGGCCTAGAGCTGCTCCGCGAGGCGCTGGCAGGGAGGGGCGATGCCGTCTCGTTCGCCGAGTTGGTCGGCGATGTCGACGCCGTCCTGGTGGGAGGTGGGTCAAACGAGCTGATCTACCTTCGGCACCTTCTCATGGATCAGATCGAGCGAGCCAACCGCATGCACCGTCGCGCCCAGGCCGCGGAGCGGGCCTTGCCCGTCGCGGCGCCCCAGCCGCACGGCGAGGTGATTTTCCTCATGGTGCGCGGCGAGACGGGCGGCCTCGATGTCGAGGTCCTCCGCGCCGGCGAGAGCCGGCCCCTGCCACCCCGGCTGGATCTCATGGATCACAGTCCGACCGGCTTCGAGATGGGCTACGCCGGCTCCGGACCGGCGCAACTGGCGCTCGCCATCCTGGCGGAGGCCGTTGGCGACGATCTCGCCCTGGCGCACCACCAGGCCTTCAAGGACGACGTCATCGCGCGACTCATCGGCAGGGAGGCCGAGCTGAGGGCCTCGCAGATCGCCGCCTGGTTCAACGCCCGCCCGCGGAACCGGTGGGCGCGGGGCTGGGCGGATGGCGCAGATGTGGCCGAGGCTCGATTCCATTGGCTCGTCCGGCAGCAGCAGCCGGGTGGCGCGATCACCGCGGCGTGTGGCGCGCGCCTGCCCTTCGGGGAGGTGCCGATCACCAGGCGGCGCGTTCCCCCAACGCGGGCATGCGAGGCCTGCGTTCGGGAGTGGGCGGGCAGGGGTTTGCAGATGGCGTCCTTATAACTTATAATGGTTGTACCGGGCGGGGATGGTCCCCGCCACTGCTTCCCTGGAAAGGAGCCCACGATGCAAGGATTCGAGCGGATCGGACTTGGCGAGATCGTCCTCGATCTCCACCCGACCGAAGCGCTGGCCTCGTTGGAGAGCAAGCTTGCCGACGCGGTTCAGGAGATGGGCGGGGGCGACGCCGACTACGACGACGAGCTGAGAGTTCTTCGCGCCCTCGTCGCGAAGCGGGACGCGCGCGGATGACCGGCAGGAAGAAGAAGCTGGACGAGCTTGCACCGCGCCCCCCGGCGCGGGACGGTCGCTCGATTCTCATCGAGGAGCCGCAGGGCGCGGCGCGCGCCAGCCTGCGGTTCATTCGTGGCACTCACGCCGAGATCTATGGCGGAAGGGTGTCAGGCTTCAGGGACATCGAAAGCGGCGCGATCGTGCGCCGCGAGGCGTACTGGTTGGAAACCGAGGGGCGGACGGAGTCAGACTTCTGGCTCGTGACGCCCGAACACATTGGGAGATTCACCATGGCTACGAAGACGAAGACCGCCCGACAGAAGAAGCTCAGCGGGGCCGAGACCACCAACCCCAGCCCCAACAACACGTTCGAGATCGAGGGCGTCGACGTCGGCGGCCTTTGCCAATGGATGGCATCCGTGGGCATGGGCACCGAGGAGCGGGTGCGCGCGATCAACGAGCTGCTTCCCAGGGGCAAGCGGCCGAAGCGATCCTCGATCGCCGTGTGGCCGGCGAAGCGGAGCCGGCAGGGCAAGCCGATGCCGACCCCCCCGAAGGCCCTGCAGGCTCGCTGCCTCACCTTCATGAGCGAGGCCGCCCCGAAGAAGGCCGCCGCGAAGAAGGCCGCCCCGAAGAAGGCCGCCGCGAAGAAGGCCGCCGCGAAGAAGGCCGCCCCGAAGAAGGCCGCCGCGAAGAAGGCCGCCGCGAAGAAGGCCGCCCCGAGGAAGGCCGCCACGGCCGCGGCCGTGGCCGCAAGCAGCGCCGCGGCGTAAGCGTCGCGACGCCTACGGTAGCCCGCCGCCCCCTGAGGGGGGGCGGGCCTCCGCGGGCGCCGCGAGGCGCGCTCCACCAAAGGGGGGCCTCAAGGGGGCCGGGGCGTGCCCGGCCCGTTGCGCCTCGCCGGCGCCCGATTACCCAGGGGAGGGGTATATGCACCTACTGGAAAGGACCTGGGCATGGTGGGCGCGGCGCCGGCTTCACCATCACCAGGCGATGTACCAACGCCGCCGGATTCATGGCGCCGCCGGCGGCGCCAGGTATCACCAGCGCGCCATGCGCCGAATGGGGGCGCGCCTGCGGGCGCTGCGCTGGCGTAGCCGCTTGCGGAGCGAGCGAGGGCTCGCACTTGAGCGGGCCGTCTCGGCAAGCCGTCCGCCCCGCGAGGCCGCCTGCACCATCTGTGGTGGCGTCGTTTCGTTGACGCCAGTACCGAGCCGGGCGCGCCGCGCTCTCGCTGGCCTCACCCGGCGCGCGGCCCATCCCGACCAACTCCTGGGGGCCTGCAGCTGGTGCGGGCACACCCTCCGTCTTCCGTAGGGAGAGCCGACATGGATTACGCAACAAAAGAGATGATCCGCGCCGCCGGCGTCGATCCAGGGAGCGCAGAGGGATGCTCGCTCGCTCGCGCCATTGAGGCCGAGGAGCGCCTTCAGCGCATGGGCGGCGAGGAGGAGGAGGAGCCGCCGGAGGCCGAATGGACGCCGGCGATGTTCCAGGCGGCCCGGCTTTTCCGAGAGGCCGAGCGGGCCGTGGGGGGCGGCGGCGACTCCATCTCGGATGCGCTCCGCGCCGCGGAGACCCTGCTCGCGGAGCGGGCAGCGAGAGATCCCCTGGGCCGCTGGGCGGACCTTCGGGGAGCCGTCGCGATTATCCGCCTCGCCTACCAGGCGGAGCGCAGCTAGTGCGCGCCGCCCTCGTCTGGCTTTTCCGCAAGCCACGGATTCGGGCCGCGCGCTGCGGCATGGATGATCCACTGACCCCAGCCCTCACGGGCGCCACGGGCCGTAGCCTGCCGCTGTTCGGCGACGCGGTGGCCAGGTGGGTGCCGGAGTACTTCCTGGCGCCGGGGAGCGATGGCCGGATCATCCATGCCGGCCTTCGCTCCCGGGCCACGGGCCGCTCCATCCCGTCTACCATGCGCAACTAGGCGCAGGTGTAGAATCACGCGAACCATCGAAAAGGAGGAACACCCCATGAAGAGAAGGTTGCTTTCCTGCATGCTGCTGCTCGTCGCCATCGCCGCGCTGCCCGCGCAGGCGCAGTTGTTCGAGCGGCTCCGCGCCGCCGGTCACTCGATCGTCGGCGAACTGGGCGCCGTCCGGTGCTTCACCGTCATGGAGCCCGCGCCGCATCCCGAAGGGGGCGACTGGGCGCTCTGCGTGTCCCTGGTATCCCGCCCCGCATCCGACCCCGCGGTGATCCTGCGGTGGCCTCCCGGCGCCGCAGCTCGGGGACGCGCTCTCACCGCCGGAACCCTGGTCACCGCCTTTCCCTCGCAGATCGATCCGCGCGACGGCGCCCAGCCGGATGTCGTGCATGTGATGCGCGACCGGCGCCGCTGGGTGGACCGAGGCGGGGAGACGGTCGGCACCTGGGGCTACCTGGTGATCGCGCCGGCGCTCGCCGATCGACCCGACCTGATGGGGGCTCTGCGACAATACGCACCGAGCCTCGTCACCCGGATGGGGGTCGCCAACGATCGCGCCACAGCCCTCCTCGACGGTGCCCCGTTGGAGGACAAGGCGGCGCTTGCCGAGCCGCGCGCGCTCCTCGGGGCACCGGCCATCGTCGAGGAGGACGTGGCGTGCCAGGAGACTCTGGCCACCGTGGACGTCGCGCTGGCGCGCCTCCTGAGCTACGCTCGTGGCGGGGCGCCAGCAGCGCAGATGACACCGATCATCGGCGACGCGCGCCTGCGCATCGAGGCGTACTACGACCACCGCGCCCTCCGGTAGGGGGCGAAAACGAACCATGGAAGGAGACACCCTGATGAACAGACTTCTGAGCCGGGCGGCCCTGGTCGCCCTCGTGCTCTGCACCGCTTGCGTGTGGGGCTGCCAAATCGGAGACGAGGTGCGGGGGGGCAACTCCCCGACGGAGGTGCCGATGTGCACGAACCCCGCGCCGCAGACGGTTGGCGCGCGGGTCGTGGCGGCCGGGTGCGTCAGCAACGCGGACGGCTCCGTGACCTGCGACGCCAACTACTCCCTTCCCACCGAGGGGACGGCCGCGGCCTTCTGGCGCTTCACCGGCTCGGGGACCTGCACGCCGGCGGATTCCGACAACGCCTCGGGGACCGTGAGCTGCACGTTTCTGAGCCCGCTGCCCCAGCGGATCACGTGGGAGGCCTCGCGCTGCACCTGCTCGGCATCGAGCGATCCGACCGGCGACAGCTGCAGGTCGACCAGCGGTAGCTCGACCTTTACCTCGGGCGCCTAGCCAAGAGCTGCTGCGGGCGCCTTGCCGGCGCCACCTCCCGACCCCCCCCGTCGCACTCCGCGGCGGGGGGCTTTTTTTAGGAGCGCAGGGCACCCACGTAGCGGGTGATCGAGTGGTCCGCGGTGCCATCGAAGGCGCCGGCGGCCAGATGCCAACCCTGCGAGCGATGGACGGCCCAGGCCGCGATCGCCGCGGCGCCGGCGGGGCCGAGCCCCACCACGCTGGCCGCCAGTTCGGCGACGGAGACGCTCAGGATCTGCGACAGCTTCGCATGCCCCGCGGCCTCCAGCCGCTTGACCACCTTGCCCGGCAGGCCGGGCACCTCCGCCACGGTCGGCTCGCCACCGCGCAGCGCCTGCATCCTCCCGCGCACCCGATCGCGGAAGCGCCGCCAGCGGCTCGGCTCGAAGACGAGCGCACCGTCCGCCTCGATGTAGGCAAGGCGTCCGGCGTGCCAGTAGCCGCGCCAGATCGCCGTTACCGGCACCCGCGTCACGATGTCGTTGTTGTTGACGACGCGCCAGAATCGATCCCCCAGCGCTGCGTCCAGGGCTTCGGCACCACGGCGATTGAAGACGCGGGGCGAGCCGTACGTGTAAAGCCCGGCCACCTCGTAGCCGCTCCGTAGCTGCCAGGCGGTCGCATAGGTCGCGTCGCCGGCGCCCTTGGAGTGGCCGGTGGAGAACACCGGCAGGTTCGGCCGCAGCGCCGCGCGGATGCGGGGGAGCTCCGCGTCCACCTCGTCGGCAAAGCCGCGGTGGACCCGGCCGGTGCCGGCCCAGCGGCGTCGGTAGATCCGGGCGTCGGTCATCCAGTCGCAAAGGTTGGTCGGCTCCGTTCCGCGGAAGACGAGGACCTGCCCGGGGTCCGGGCCAAAGGGGCCGCCGCCGGCGACACGGAGGATCGAGTACTCGCACTCGCTGCCGCGGTTGCTGTGGACCACATCGAACTCACCCAAAGCCGCCTTGGTGTTGCGCAGGGCGGCCCCGATATCGTCGAAGTACTCGGCCGCGGAGATCTCGGCCAACGCAAGGGCGGTAGGGCGGAAGAAGGGCATCACATCTCCTCCAGGTTGGCACCCTGCAGGAGCGCCGGCCAGTCGAAGCCGGGATGGAGGTCGCTCTTGTCGGCGCGCAGATGATGATGGCCAACGACGCCGACGTAGTCGAGCAAGGCGGCGTCGAAAACGAAGTCGGCGGGGGTCTGCCGCGGAATGCTGAACCGGTTGCAGAGGTGGTCCACCAGGTGGATAGCGCTAGCCAGCTGCGCCGGCGTGTAGGCCGCAAAGGCGTCGTAGCCGCGGTAGCCCTGCGGGGCAGGCACCACCGGGCCGCGGTACTCCGTCCGCTCCGCGACGACGCCGAAGGCGTACCAGCCCACCCGCTGTCCGGGGCGCGTCGCCGGGCCGCGGATCAGCCCGCCCTCGCAGGCCATCTCGATTCCAATCGAGCGGCGGTCCACCCGGCCGCCGGTCCCGCGCAGGCCGAGGTGGTAGGCCCAGGCCTCCGGGGGCATCACCTCTAGGATCGCGCCATCGCGGCGCACGATGAAGGCGACGCCGATCCGCTCTGCCGTCGTCGCCCACCAGCGGAAGGTCGACTCGGCGCTGGCGCCGGCGGTGTGGTGGAGGACGATCAACGACTTCGTTTCCGGGCCTGGAATGTACTGGTCGGGCGGCAGGCGCAGGCTCCGATCGAAGGGCGGCGCGCCCGTCGCGAGATCCCAGGCCGCCCGGGTTGCGCTGCCGGCCCAGCCGTCGACCTTGCCGGCGTAGAAACCGCCGGCGCGGAGCCAGTCCTGCACCCCGCTGGCGAACGCTTCGTTGTCGGATGCCTTCGTCATCGCTGCGCCTCCAGCTCCTGGTTCAGGAAGCCGATCTCGGCATCCAGTCGCGCCTTTTCCGCCTCGCACTGGCGCAAAGCGCTTCTCACCTCGCCCACTCGTTGCCGGCATTCATCCAGCTCCGACTGCTCCCGCTCCAGGCGGCCCCACGTCTTCGCCAGGTGGGCCTCCAGCTCTTGGCGGAAGGCGCTTGCCGCGGCGAGCTCGGCCTGGCGATAGGCCGCTTCGCCCTCGCCGCGCCGAAACCAGCGCACGAAGATCCAGCCGAAGGTGCTGAGAAGGCCGGTGATCGCTGCGCCGTAGATGAGGGGTATCAACTGGCCCGACACCCCGCCCCCAGGCCAGCCCCCAGGGTCCGGCCGCGGCGCCGGCCCGTTGTACGGAGATGAAGATGAAGGTCCACAGGCCGGAGGCAAGGGCGGGAAGGGCGACCCTGGCCCGGGCAACGAGCAGCGGCTGGCGCGACCACGGGACGAGGGAGAGGGTGAGCTGGCCGAGCGCGACCAGGGCGGCGACCCCGAACTCCAGCCAGCCCGGCCACAAGCTGATGGCAACCGCCAGCAGCAGCAGCCCGTGGTCAAACTCGTCGCGGTTCCAGACCAGCCTCGCGAATCGGCGCACGACAAAAGGCTATGCGCGGCAGGGTGGAAGCTGCCAGGCGATCCGTACGGATTGCGAGAAGGCCATTTGCAGTGCGCTGCGTTATAACTTATAATAAGGGCGAGCCGGGAATCAGCCCGGCTGGCCACCTGGAAAGGGCAAGCGATGAAGATAAGTAGGCCAATCCTCAACCGTCCGGTCACGGACCCGCAGGACCACATCACCGCCGCCGATTGGGGCCGCATCCACCGGGACTACAAGGGGCTGAGCGAGATCGAGGTTGATGGCAGGCCGTACCGCGTTCGCCGGCGCCTCCGCGGGACGAATCGCGGCACCGCGCTCGTGGAGGTCTTCCTGGCGGACCGACCTGTGCGGGAGGCACCGAGAGAACCAGAGCCGAAAGCGGCACCGACTGGAGGCGGGCCGCCCCGGCTGCCCGTGTGCGACGCCTGCGGCGATGAGGGCAGCGGCGCGAAGGCGGGGGAGCCCTGCGGGCGCGAAGAGGGCGGCGAGATCTGCAGGGGGACCTACCGGTGACGCTCCTGCTGATTGGGCGCCGCCAAGCACCCCACCGCCGCCAGGCCGGCATCGTGGGATGTGGTCCCCGGAAAATCACCCCCTCTCGCGCCTCTGGTGGCCTCAGAAGCCGTGCGGCACGGAAAGGGGTATGACCGCCCGTGCCGAACCGTGGCGAGTGCCTGTGGTGCGGAAAATCCCTGCGCTCGAAGCGGGCGTCGGCGAAGTACTGTTGCGACACCCATCGCAGCGCGGACCGCCGGCGCCGCGAGCAGGGGAAGCTGGCCCGCCTCGAGCGGATCGCCGCCGAGAAGGCACCGCCGCGGCGACCGCCCGTGCCGTCCGATCAGAACAAGGTGGGCGTCTACCTCACCCGCGAGCTGCGCAAGCGGATCGATGAGGAGGTGGAGGCCCGACCCCTGCGGGTGTCGCGATCGCGCGTCATCCGCGACATACTCACGATCTACTTCCACCAGTAGAAAGGAACCCAACCCATGCACCGACTGATCATTTCCCTCGCCACGCTCCTGATGTTCGCCGCCGCAAGTCAGAGCTTCGCGACCACCTGCTGTGGGCCGGCTCTTGGCGGCCCGCAGCAGGTGGCGTGCGACCAGGCCACCGGGACGCTCACGTGCGAGTACCGCGTCTGCACCGAGTTTCGATGCACCGTCAGGATCGAGGCCTGGTTCGATTGTGCGGTGTGTCCTGCGCCGTACACGTACGCCTGGCCGGATGAGCCCTACCAGCCGGCGGCCGGCGCCTTTGCCGGCAGCATGGATCTCCAGCGGTTCGCGCGCTGCAACGGCCGCCAGCCTAGCTCCGCACGATGACGTTCCCGCCGGCGTCCAGAACCAGGGCGCCGGCAACCTCCCCTCCCGCAATCCGCTTCAGTCCCCCCCCGTCCGGCACCAGGTAGTGCCCACTGCCGGCGCCGACCACCAACAGGGCGAGGCCGCTGCCGACGTCGAGGTGCTCGAAGCCGGCGTCCGGCGCCAGGATGTAGGCCGAGGCCAAAAAGGCCGTGCCCGCAATGCCGGTGGATGGAACCCGCACCCGCATGGAAAGATCCGCCCAGTCCCCAATCGACCCCTTCTCGGCGCCGCTGAGGTCATAGGTCACGAACTGCCAGGCGCCGATGGTTCCAGGCGAGAGGTCCTGCTCACTGACGCGGAGCGTGGCCCCCTCGTACAGGGAGACGCGAAAGCCTCGGCCAAAGGTGCCGGTCGCCTTGACCTGGACGACGAGCCGCACATAGCTCACCAGCTCCGAGGGGGTTTCGAGCGGCGTCCCCCACTCGCCGATGGTTTCGCCAGCGTCGGCGTAGGAAAGATAGATCGTGTTGAGGCCGCTGTTGATGTGCGAAAACCAGGACCCGCTCCCGGTGCTTCGGACCCAGGACCCGGTCGCGATGTCCGAGGAGGCGTAGGCTTCCTGCGTCATGGTCTCAGCTCCCGATCACCAGGCCCGGGTGGAAGAGCACCGTGGTGGCGCTCAGCGCGACGCCCAGGGGAACGCGTCGCAGGGAGCCCGGAAGCGTCGGTGGCGCCTCGGTGAACTGGCTGCTGGGGACGTTGGAGAGAAATTGCGTTGCTCCTACTGTGCGGCCAGACAGGCCGGTGATCAGGCCCTCGATGACGTAGACGCCACTGGCCTGCTTGAATGCCAGCCGCGCGAGCTGCGCGGCGGTGTCGCTGCTGACGGCATCCGCCCACGTATCGGCAGCGCTCACGCGGACGACGCGCCCTGTCGTGCCCCCCGACTGCCCGCTGGACACCACTACCCGGCTGTGTTCGTGCGACGCGTTGGCGTAGCTCCCCGCGGCCTGCGCGCTGATGGCCGCTCGGCCGGCGGCGGCGTCGGCCGCCGTGAGCAGCGCATCCCCGACCGCGGTAGCTCCCAGCGCCGCCCGGCCCGCATCAGTATCGGCGGCGGTAAACACGGCATCCCCCACCGTCGTCGAGCCAAGGTTGCCCCGCGCTGCCGGGGCGCTGGCCAGGCCGGCAAGGTTGTCCGCCTTGACCATGATGTGCTCGACCGGCACCTGCAGCACGATGTTGCGCGGGCCAGCCGTCGCCCAGCTCACCTTGCCGCCGCCGTTGCTGGTGCTGACGAAGCTGGTCATCGTCAGCGTGTCTTCGGGGGCGGTGGCGCCGTAGTCGAGGGTGGCGTAGCCGTACTCCCATCCGTCCTCGCTGTAGACGTGGACCGGGATGTCCGTCGTGCCATCGGCGAAGACGTCGCGGAAGCGCAGGCCCGGCAGCCCGAAGTCCGTGATGACGCCGGTGAGCTTGTACGGGTCGGCGCCGGTGGTGGTGCTGGTCTGCGCGATCAGCCCGTGGGCGTTGATGGTCATATAGGTAGCTCCTCCACCTCGATGTCGACGCGGTACTTCGGCGGTGTGGTCTTGGGAATCCCGGTGCCCCTGCAGCGCCGGAAGGTCCCGTAGTGCATTCTGGCCGCCTGGCGCGTGGGTGCCTCCGGGTCGTCGAGCATGAGCACCGACTGCGAGCGCCCCCGCGCGTAGTAGAGGGCCTCCAGCTCGTCCCACTCATCACCGAGGAGGTGCGAGACGGTGCCCGTGTGAACCCGCGCCCGCGCCCCGCGCCGCGGGATGCGGGCTCCCCCCAAAAGCTTGCGGTCGCCGCCGGCGTACTCCTCGATGTCCGCCCCCGCCCCCCAGTCGATCTTGCGGCTGAGCGGCAGGCCGGCGTCCATGACGAGGACGCCGGCGCGAAAGCCGGCGCCGCTGGCGAGTTCGGTGATGTCGCAGCGCCAGAACTGGTAGGTCTGCGCCGCAGGCAGGTAAACGATGGAGTGCACGAAGGGCCGGGAGGCGAGGCCGGCCTGGGGCCAGAGGTCGACGACGCCGGCGTTGTACGCCGCCGCGGCCGGTGTGTTGATCAGCGTCGACGAGCTCGCGTCGGCGCGCCACTGGATCTGGACGTCCGCCCCCGCGGCGCCAGTGCCGCCATCCGTGATGTACCCCAGCCAGAGCACCCGCATGGCCAGCGCGCTCCCCAGGTTGATGACGAAGGCCGCGCTGCCCTCGTCGGGCGCGTACCAAGGGTGGCGCGGCTGGAGGTCCAGCAGGTTTGTGGCGGGCAGGCCTGGCGCCTCAGAGCCCACCCACGCGAAGCTGGCGGCGGCCTCGATGCTAGCTGGTGAGGCGATGACGACTCCCATGCGGTTCGGCCCCCTTACCGTAGGACGATGAAGTTCACGTCGCCGCTCGAATCCTCGTCGACGCCGGTGACAATGATCTTGCCGTTGCTCAGATTGTAGCGGCTCAGCGCGGTTGCCAGCGGATCGCCAGCGAAGTAGAGGCCAGTAGTCTCCGGCACGCCGAGGCTTTCGAAGCGCCGTGGCCGGCCGAGTAGGGCCGCCATCTTGATTCCCATGCGGACGGCCGCCGCGCGGGTGGTGAGCTGGGTGGGGACCGTCTGCGTTTGCGCCCGGGGGAGCGCAGCCTTGAGGGCGCTGTCCCGGTAGATCGCATAGCGCCACGTTTCCTGGAGCTGCTGGCGCCTCGCTGCCGAGACACCGGTGGCGACCTCCCCCTCGTCCTGGGTGGTGTAGTACCGAGCGTAGCCGATCCGCCAGAGGTAGGTCGGGTCCTCGCTTCGAAGCAGACGGTAGCCGTCGAGATCCACATCGTCGTCGGTCAGCGTTCGAATGGCGACGAGATCCTCGGGGGGCTCCCAGACCACCACGCGAAGGATGCCAAGCCGGTCCGCCGTCACGCTGGCGTCGGGCTCCGCCAGCTGGCCGATCAGCTGGGCTGCGTGGACCACCTCCAGGCCGGTGTAGATCTGGACGTCGCCGGCGACGTCGGCGGCCTGCGCTGCCGCGAAGCTCGTTGCATCAATCTGCGCTTCCGTCAAACCGCACCGCAAAGCGATGCGCTGGATAATCTCGAAGCGATCGCCGGTCCAGCCCCCGGCGTTGTCGCCGAGCCAGGTGGCAGTCAGCTTGCCCGCTGGCTTGTCGCCCAGGCGCAGCAGCCCACGGGCAAGGTCGGTCGCATATTCGTCACTGGCGAGGCCGGCGACAGTGACCAGGTCCGCCGTATCCGTGGTGGGCGTCAAGGCCTGCCCGCTGTCCTCCAGCAGCAGCAGCCCGCCCATCGATCCACCGTGCAACTGGTAGATTTGGAGCTGCGCCGAGAGAAGAATGGGCGCCGTCTCCTCTATCGGGCCGCCGTAGCCGAACGGCTTGCTCTTGCCCACCAGCACTTCCGGCCCCTCGTAGCTCGTCGCCCAGGTTGCCCCGGTGATCGCCGCGTGGCGATCGATCCAGGTTGCCCCGGTGATTGTTCCGTCGTTGCCGTGGCCGGAGAGATCCGCGACGGTGCCGCCGGTGTTTTCGTCGATCGGCCAGTCGAGGACCAGGACCCCGGCGATCCAGACCTGCGCAAGCCAGGTCGGCCCGTAGCGTCTTTGAAAAGCGCCGCTGTTGTCGCTCCCGACGCTGAATCCGTTGTTGAGATTCCGCCCGACGCCCCCCGTCGCCGTGTAACTGTCCGCGGCCCCGAGATCGACCCCGTCGACGTGCAGCGTGCAGCCGTTCGAGGCTAGGGAAAAAAGGGTGGCATCGAAGTCATGCCAGACGAGCATCTCGCCAAAGCCGTTCCAGGTCCAGCTGTACGCAGTGCCGTCGTCCGAAAAGTAGGTGAGCCGGACGGAGTCGGTCGCGTACGCAAGCCGATAGTTGAAGAACTTTTGGGCGAGGGTCTGGTAGCCATCGCCGCTGCTGGCGGTGCGGCCACCCGCAACGCGGAGCCGCAGGGGGAGGTCGGCATCCTGGCAATCCAGCGAGTCATCGTCGGGCGCCAGAACTAAATCGTCCACGCCGTCGCAGAGCAGGCCAACGTCGAGGCCCAGCTCCGGCGGCGCGCAGTTGAGCACGGCGCCCAGCGCTTCGTTGCAGTCGTACACGTAGCAGTCGTCCGAAGCTGCGTCAAGCGGCCGACCCAACCACGCGAGAACCTCCTCGGCGGAAACCGGGCGAAAGCCGAAGGCCAACTCCACCATGTCCCCCTTGAAGAACAGCGCCCCGTCTGAGCGCGCTCCGGCCCGAAACGCATGGGTGTTTACGAGCGAGCCTAGCCCGTCGCGGTTCGCGGGGCCGGCCTCCGCTTCCCCGTCCGCGTAGGTCTTCGCAAAATGGACCGCGCCCGATCTGTCCAGCACGGCCAGCGCGCTATGAATCTCGCCGTCTCGAAGGTCGCGGGAGCCGGTCAAGTTTTGCCCCGTCACGCCGTCGTCGGTTGTAAACACCAGGTTGCCGACCGTGCTGAGCCAAAGCATCCACCCGGTCGAGGTGGTGCGCTTGGCGGCAAGCACCTCTTGCTGGCCCGCACGGCCGGGATCCGCCCGAAACCGCACCATCAGAAAAAACGACTGCTCGGAGCCAACGTTGAAGCCATCACCGGCAACGTCGATGTGGTCGTCCACCCCATCCATTCGCAGGGCCTCGCCGAGCCCCAGGTAAAGGGCATCTTGGTGCGGCTCGTCGAGGGCTTGCAACGCACCCTCAAGGGCGATCCGGATTTCGACGGCGCTGCCCGTGATGCCGGCGGCGTTGCCGATCAGGACAGGGCCAAAGGAGCCGTACGGCGCGCGGGCTTCCAGGCTACCGTCCCCCAGGCGGACCTCCATGCGGGCGCCGGCCCACTCCAAGTCGAGTAGGTAGTCGAACTCCCCGTTGGGGTTGGCGATGGTGACGTCCCCAGGGCGCGGTGGCGCGATGCCCACGACCTTGCCGTTGGGCATCAGGTCGAGCTTGAAGGCGTACGGCTGCTGCAGGCCGGTGTGCCACAGCTTGTTGGCCGGGGTGTCGGTGGGCTGGGACCAGAAGCCGATGTCCGCGATCCGGACCTCGACCTCAGAGCCGGCGGGATAGGTTCGTGGGTACGCGGTCAGGAGCCAGGTGCGCTGCGTCGGCGTCGCGAGCAGGTTGGCCAGCGCCGAACCCGCGCTGTCGTCGAAGGGTGCCGCCGCCCCCCATGCCCACGCCCCCCACGGCCCGTTCATGCCCGCCGCCCCAGCTGGATCACCAGGGACTCCGTCGTGGTCGCCACGCGGGCCAGGGAGCCCTGCTGCGCCGCAAGCCCATCCGCCTGGGCCTTGACCTGGACCTGCAAACCGCGCACCTCCGCGCCGAGGCGGTCAAGCGCGAGGGTTTGCTCCTCCCCGGCGTTGCGGACGGCGCCGGAGATGTCGACGGCCGCCCGGGCGACGGAAGCCTCGACGACCCGATCCCCGGCCGTGACCATGCGCTCCCGCCGCTCGGCGTCCAGCTCGTCGGCCGCCGCGGTGTCCACGTTTCCGGGCGTCGCTTCCTCGACCTTGGCGAGGACCGCATCAACGAGCTCGAAAATCTGGCGGAAGCCGAGCGAGCCAGCGAAGTACTCGCGGGCGAGGCTCAGAAGGTGCTCCGCGAGATCCGGCAGCCCTTCGATTGCGTCCAGGTCCCCGCCAATGGCGGCCTGGGCTTGGTCGAGGAACGCCTGCCGGGCGTCGACAAGCTGGCGGCGCGGGGCGACCCCCCCGAACTCACCCTCGTGCAGGCGGCGGCGAAGATCTCGAACGCCCTCCAGGAGCTGGTCGGTGAACTGCTCCAGGGCGAGGCGGTACGTCGCCAGCAGCTCCGGCGTTTCGCCGAGCACCTCGTTGATGTCCTCAAACCGGGAGACGATGTCCCGCAGCTCGCCGCGGGCGGCGCCGAGAAGCTGGGCGCGCCATTCCTTGAGCAGGTCGAGGGCGCGCTGGCGGTCTGCCAGCACCGACGAGATCGCGCTGGAGCGACTGCTCCGGTAGCTGCCAGCCGAGCCGCCGCCGCCGGGCTTGAAGAGGTCCGGGCCGGCCGCCACCACCTTGCCGATCAGCTCGTCGATCTTTGCGAGGACGTCCGCCTCCAGGTGGTACTTGGCGATGGCGATCGCCAGTTCCTCGCGCTTGATCTGGAGCTCCGCGACGGTCAGCTCCCAGCGCAGTTGGCGGGACTCCTCCTCCATTCCAAGGAGGTCGTAGAGTTGGCCGAGGAGATTGTTGGCCGCGCCCTCGATGGCGGCCCGACGCTGCGCCATCGCCGCTGCCGTCACCGCCTTGGCCAAGCGGTCGAACTCGGCGCTTCCCAGCTCCCCGGCCCTCTTGAGGTCGCGGAGATCTTTCTTCAGAGCCAGAGCGCGGTCGGTCACGTCGTCGAGGGAACCGAGCAGCGGCTTGTCCCAGTTTAGGAAGTCGCCGACCTCACCCAGGACACGCTCCTTGATCTCGGCCATCCGTCGCTCCAGCTCGCCGGCGGCGGCGGCCATGACCGCGGCGGCCTCCTCGGCGGCGAAGCCCGCGTCATGAACCCCCTGCTCGAAGTCGCGGAGCCACTGGGTGGCTTGATCTACCTCCGCCGCAACCCCTCCCATGCCGAAGCGCCCTACCTCGCCGCGGATCGACTCCCGCTGCTCCGCGCGCTGCTGCCTACCGCTCGCCGCAGCGCCGGCCCGGGCGACGGCCGCGGCCTTCTCGGCGTCGGAGATCAGGGCCGGCAGCGAGGCCAGTATGCCCTCAGCGACCGTGATCGCCTGCTCCAGGGCGGCCAGCGCCTCCATCTTTGCCGAAAGCAGCTCGTACTCTGCCGAGTTGATGGAAACCTCCGCCCCCAGCATGTCGTAGCGGATCTGCAGGTGGGACTCATCCAGCCGCAGCTTGGCGCGGAGCTGCTCGGCCTCGCTGCGCAGCAGCGCCGCGCGCGCCTTGTTGTTGGCCGTCTCGATCCGGAGCTTCGACTCCATGAGCTGGCGCTCGCGGTTCCAGGAGTCAATCTCGGCCGCAAGCTGCTGCTTGGGGTCTACCTGGATGCCCAGCAACGCGTTGCGGGCGTCCTCGAAGCGGCGCTTGTAGTCCTCGACGATGGGGCCTGGATCGAGGCCCAGTTCCATCGCCTGGCGGATCTTGCGGCCCTCCTCCTCCAGATCGTTGACGAACTGAACGGCGGCCGACTCAAGGCCCAGCCGCTCGTACCAGCGCCCGAAGTCAATGTGCTGGGTGAGTTCCTCCAGCGAGCCGGCGTTGCTGTTTTGGATCACCGTCTTCAGCGTGTCGGAGACGCCCCCCAGGTCCGCCCGCTTGAGGATCTCCGTCACGGCGAAGCTCATCGCCGCGCTCCAGTCCTTCTCGAAGTGGTGCGCGACCCCGTCGACGAAGACGACGGCCCAGTCCTCCTTCATCCGGAGGTCGATGCCGCCGGCGAGATTGAGCAGCTCCGCGCCGAGGTTGTCCAGGACGTCGTCGAGAAGCTTGGTCAGCGGGTCGAGCAGGGCGTTGCCCACCTTGGCCGATCCGCCGCCGAGGTTCGAGGTGGTGATCTTGATCTTTCCCATCTCGGCCTCGACCTGGCCGAAGAACTCCGGGCTGCCGCGCTTGACCATGGAGCCGAGCCAGGCCCCCACAATCGCGCCCAGCTCCGTCCCCAGAGCGGGAAACACCCAGGTGCCGATCGCGGCGCCGAGGGCGGCGCCGAGGGCGGCGTAGCCCTGGTTGTTGGCGCCCGCGACGGTTGCCCCGACGATTCCGAGGGTCGCCAGGCCGCCAACGCCCGTCCCGAGGAACGCCTGGAGGCTGCCGGCTTGCGCCATCTGCCGCTGAAGCATGTTGGAAAGCTCGGCCGCCAGATACTGCGACATGATGTTGAGGCCCAGGCGGGAGATATCCTTGAAGAAGTCCCGGAAGCCCACCATGCCCTTCGTGAAGATCGACTCGAAGGCGCGCCCCAGGGAATCCTGCAGCCCGTTCGCCATCGACGTGTAGATCGATTTCCAGTTCTGCTTTTGCACGTGGTCCCGGTACTGCGCCGTCAGCGCGTCCAGCTCCTCCTGGGACAGGTCGAAGGTGACGGGGAAGGTGAGGGAGGGAACCTCCAGGCGGTCGGGGGCGCGCTGGCCAGCTACGGTCTCGGTCAGGGTGATCGAGATCTCGTAGTCCTTCCCCATCGACTCCAGCTCCCGCTCGAGCTGGATCGCGTCGAGCACGACGGACCGAACGGAGACGCCAAGCTCGTCGACCTCGCCCGTCAAAGCCTTCACCGGGTCGAGGCCCAGCTCGACGGCCTTCGCGATGATGTCGAGGTCCAGGTCGTCGAAGGCCTGGACGATTCGCTGCCCCTCGCCCGGGATCTCGACGAGAACGTCCCGCCACCCCACGAAGGCCTGCTCAAGCGCCCTGGTGTGCTGGCGCATCTCGTCGAGATCCTCGACCGAGCTGCCGTAGCGCTCCGTGATCGCCTTCAACTCCTCCAGGCGCTTTGTCAGGCCAGCAACCCCGCCGGCGCCGCCGCCGCTACCGCCCCCCCCAGCCGCCCGGTTGGCCCACTTCTGCAGCTCTTCGAAGGTCGGCTTCAGCCCCGCCTGGCGAAGCTGCGTCATGGTCTTGCGGAGCAGACCGAGGCGACGATCCAGGTCCTCGACTCTCGCCTGCGCGTCCGAGATGAGCGAGCCAGAGCCCTCCACCCGCGGCCCAGCCCTGAGGCCGTCCAGCTTCTTCTGCGCCGCCTGGAGCTCGGTACTGAGCGCGTGTACGCGATTTGTAGCCTCAACCCAAAGGGCCGGATCGACAGGGGTCTTCGTGAGCCTGGCGTGCTGGAGTTGCCCGATGACGCCGAGGACCTCGGAGGCCTGTCGCTCGTAGCGCATCGCCGCCTCGCTCGCCTCCCCCCACTTCTTGATCAGGTGGTTGAGGGCGACGCCGACCGCAACGATGGCGCCCACAAGGCCCACTGAAAGGGCGAGGTTGAGCGCGCCGGTTGCGGCGGCCCAGGCCTGGAACTGGCTCGCGATGTTCAGAGCGACGAGCTTGCCGTAGCCGGCGCGCGTCGCGGCGAGGGCACCGGCCAGGTCCAGGGTGGCCAGGGCGGAGACCTGCGAGGCTGCGGCGACCGCCAGCAGCCAGCGCGCAAAGGCCATCGCGATGATGGCGTAGACCAGCTCCCTCACCGAGAGCAGGGCGCCGACAAGGTGGCCAAGCACCCCGAGCAGTTGCCCCAGGCCCGCGATGAGATCCTCGTTGTCCTGAACCCAGGCCTGGACGCCCCTGGCCGCGTCAGCGAGGACCGGCAGAAGGCCCTCGGTGATCTTGATCTTGGCGGTTTCGATCTCCGCCCGCATCCGCGCAAAGACTTGCGCGGGGTCCGCCTGGGTGAGGGCAAAGGCCTCCTCGGTGATCGAGCCCATGGCGTCGGCGATGGAGCGCTCGATGGCGATGAACTCTTCCCCCTGGGAGCCGGCGGTGCCGAGAATGCCGGAGAGAGCCCGAACGTTGGGGATGATCGCCGCCAGGGCGTCCTCGTTGCCCTTGAAGGCGGCCACCAGGTCCACGAGGGTGCGGGCCAGGCCCTTCTCCCGGATCTGCGCCTTCAGGTCGGCCATGGACATGCTGACCTGGCCAAGGGCGTCCTCCTGCGCCTTGGTCGGCCCGAGCAAACTGCTCATCGTGCCGCGCAAAGCAGTCACGGCCTCGTCGGCGCGGACACCCAGCCGGGTGAAGGTGGCGATGAAGCCGCCGACCTCCTGGAAGCTGATGCCGAGCTGGGAGGCGAGCCCGACGATGCGGCCCAGCACGGGCGCCAGATCGGAAGCCTCCAGGTTGCCCTCGCGAACGGTGGCCACCAAGACGTCAGTGGCATTGGAGGCGGACAGCACCTCCTTGCCGTACGCGTTCATCGCGGCCGTCACCGCCCGGGCGATCTCCCGGGTCTCCCCCAGGCCAATCGCTGCAGCCTTGCCGGCCTGCTCGACGATCTGGAGGGCCTCGGCACCGCGCTGGCCGGCGGAGGTGACGACGTAGAGAGCGTCGGCCAGCTCGGTGGGGCCGCGGCCGACCTCGCCGGCCAGCTGCAGCAGCTCCCCGCGCCAGCCGGTGACCTGCTCCCTGGCGACACCCACCAGGGTGTTGATCCGGGTAAGGGAGGTGTCGAAGTGGGTCCCGAGCTGGACCGCCTGCGAGATGAGAACAGCAAGGCCGCCAGCGGCGGCGAGCTGGACAAGGCGCTTCAGCGCTGTGCCCATCAACCCGACGCTTTTGGCGGCCTTCTTGGAGGCGCGGTCTACGCCACCGCTGTCGCGCTGGATCTGCTTCGCGCCAGCGGTAAACCCCTGCGCCCGCAGGGTGGCGTGGACCGCAAGCTCCTGCTGCAACGATCAGTCCCCTTCTTCCGTCGCCCGCTCTAGCCGGGCGGCGGAGGCCGCGGCGCGCTCATCGGCGATCAGGCCGAAAAAGTAGCGCCACATCACCCTCTCGGCCGGCTCGACACAATGGTCCTCGAACCATGCCACGATTTCGCTGTACAGCGTTCCACCCGAGAAGTCCTTTCCCAGGCTGCCCTCGACTTCGAGCGCGATGAGCACGACGCTGGCCAACTCCGAAACCAGAGGGATCGGCAGCCCGTCCGGCTGCTCGAACCAATCGTCGAGCCGCCGCTCGCGCCCCGCCCTTCCGCACTTCGAGCAGCGCAGCGGCTCCCACGCGCGCCGGCAGGTGAGGCAAAAGCCGGGGCGGGTGGCGAGCCGCTCGCACCACGGGCACCGGTCCGGTGTCCAGGGGATGCGGCAGCCCGTGTTCTCGTGCGACTCATGCTCAGCGCCGCACGAGGGGCAGGGGCCTTCAAGATACTGAGGGCACCAGGCGTGACCGCAGGCGCCGCAGCGGAAGTGCGTGCACTCCAGCTGCTCCAGCCGCGCCAGGTACCCTCTCCGGTCATCGGTTTTCAGCTCTCCGTAGCGCCCGAACCGGAATCGGGCGAAGCGGCTAAAGCGTCGCCGGCCTCGGCCACAGCCTCCGCCAGGAAGTCCTCGCTGGACTCCGCCTCGTCGAGAATCCAGGCCGTGATGGCATCGCCGACCGGCCTGTCGCCGTAGGGGACGTCGACCTTGATCTCGCCGAAGCCGGCGACGGTGACGCAGACCTCGCGGGGAAGCCAGGCGAACGTGCCGTCCGGCGCCACCGGGTTGCGGAGCAAGCTCATCCGCCCCTCCTCGCTGTCGGGCACCGGGTTGTTGTCGGCGTCGAGCACGTCGTGCATCTGGCCCATCAGGTACTTGGCCACGCCCGGCTTGATCTTGGCGAGCTCGTCGGTCTCGGTCACCCCGGAGAGATCGGTCTGGTCCAGGACGTCGTCGATCATCCGGTTGTTGGCCGCGCGACCGACACCGCGCCGGCGGCGCTGCCCGGAGGCCGCGGCGCCGAACTTCAGGCTGGCCTTGAGGATCGCCTTTGCGAATGGGCTGCCCCCCTGAGCCTCCTTCAGGAACTCGATGAACGGCTGCTTGGCGTCGACGTAGCGGCCCTGGCGGTAGATCACCAGGGAGAAGTTCAGGCCGCCCTCGAAGAGGTCGACGTTGGTTTGGCTGCCATCGGGCAGCTCCACCTCGACGCCCTGCCAGGGCGAAAGCGCGGTGCGCGAGTCGCGAATGGTGGGTAGCGCATGACCAAGTTTGCTCAGCTTCACGGATGCCTCCTTTGTCGTAGGTGCCGCACAGCCGCCGCCGGGCGCCCAGGCCGCGCAGCAGGGTGGGGGCTGGGGAGCCGGTCCGTGCCGTCCGGCGGCGCCCCCACAACTCATGCTGTTGGTTCGAAGCTACGGCAGCGCGTCGCCCAGGGGCGTCACGGTGGTGCCGTCGTTGATGGCCAAAGCGTTGACCGGCCACGTCACCTGCTGCTCGTCGACCGCGTTGCGGTCGCCGCCGATCGGCCCCGGGTTGGAGACGACCGCGTCGAAGCGGTACTCCAGGTTGCCCGGGGCGATCGCTCCCGCCGCCTGCTTGCTGTAGAAGCGGACGTCGGCGTCGGCGTTGTAGGCCGCGAGGAGCTTCGCGCGCAGGAGCGCATCGTCGGCGGGGAAGACGAAGGTGATGCTCACCTTGTGGTTGTGGGTGCCCTTCTGCATCTGGTCCGTCGTCGTAGCGTCGACCGAGGTGTCGTGCTCCGCGCGCGCGACCTCGATGCGCACGCTCTTGACGTAGTCGCTCCAGTCCTCGGCGGCGCTGTCGGGATCGTAGGTGAGGGTGCGCCCGATGAAGACGCGCTTCGTGCTTGCCATGGTGGTCCCCTTTCTTTAGATCTTGGTGGTGATCGTCAGCGACGCCAGGAGGTAGACGACCGGATCCGTGCCGGTCAGCCCCGTGACGTTGATCCGCCACCAGGTGTCGGTGACGGGGTCGGTGTCGCCGTCGAGGGTGAGAAGCTGGCTGCCGGGAGCCGCAAAGACACTCGCGGAGAGGCGCGTCGCCGGCGCGGCCCACGTGTTGTCCACGTCGCTCTCCAGGGTGATCGTGGCCTGGGGGCCGCCGGTGCCGCCAATGCCTGGCGGCTCCAGGACGGCGATGTCCCAGGCGAGAACTTGGCCCGCCCCTAGCGCGCCGGCCGCGTAGCCGGCCTTGGCGCCCGCGGCCGTGGTGCCGGCGCCGCCCACGTCGTTGTAGAGAAGGGCGCCGTAGTACATCTGGTAGTTGGTGAAGAGGCTCGCGGTGAAGCTGCCGGGGGTGTTGCGATCGCCGCCGACCGGCGCGCCGGAGACATCCACCAGAAGCGTCAGCGTTTCGGAGCCGACCGGCGCGGCGCCCTTGGCCGAGCCACTGCGCAGGCACGCCGTCAGGGAGCGATCCGCGCTGGCCAGCAGCTGCGTGAACAGCTCCAGCTCCAGCTCGCCGGTGGGGACGCCCGCGATCTCCACCTTGTTGGCATGCGTACCCTTGGCGGTCTGGTCGGTTTCATCCTCGAAGCCGGACACGTCCTGCTCGGAGCGCTGCGGCGTGTAGAGGAGCCGGTTGGCCTCCCGCGAAATGCGGTAGCCGCCGAAGTGGAAAAGGAGGTTGTGGAGAACCCGCTTGCTACTCGCCATCGCGCACCTCCTCCGGTTCGCTGCTCAAGGCTTGAAGGGCGGCCTGTAAGGCCGCCGCGGGGCGACCGGTGATGCCCAGCGCCCCGATGACGTCCGGGCCGGCCTCCTGGAGCTGCTGAACCGTGCGAAGGCCGGCCTCCGTAAGCTTTCCCAGGGTGGCGCCCCCCACGCCCTCGACGTCGGCAAGAAGGTCTTCGTTGACGATCGCGAGGCCGCCATCCCGGGTCGTGATCTCGAACCGGATTGGATCCAGGAACGTAACGCCAGGCTCGACGTCGCCCCGATCGTTGGTGACGGTCTGCCCTTCGGGGTGAGGGCCTAGCCCTCTCATCAGGGTTCCTCGCATCTCAAGCTCCTCCTCGGTAGAAAGGGATCGTGGCCATGGCGCACCACCACCCGTAGCGCGGCCCAAAGACCTGTAGGCTGGCCTCGCAACCAAGATCCTCGTCGTCGCCGGTGCCGACCAGGAAGACCAGGCCGTCGTCGGTGCCATCGTTGGCGGCGACGAAGGTTGCGAGGAGGTCCTGGTAGGCGGCGGTGTAGTGAGTGGCACCGACGCCCATCTCGACGTAGAGCGCCACGGCAAGATCGCTACGAACCGGGCCGCCGCCGGCGGGAACGTTCGGGGTCTCGATCAGCCAGGACGCGAACATGGCGGGCTCGGCTCGGTCGCCGGTGGGCGTGGGTTTGCTGGGCTCCGAATTGGGGCCGAAAATGCCCTGCCAGGCGGCGCTCGGCAGCGTCGTCGGAGCCCAGCCCAGCAGAATCTCCTCGATGCGCGCCTGGACGGTCGTGGCGGTCGTTGTCACAGCGGCTCCTTCTGCAGGGTCGCGGCAAGCGCGCTTGCGATGATTTGCTTGCGCGTACCCAGCATTTCGAGCATCGCCGGCGCGAAGACGCCCTTTGGCGCCTGCTTGCTGCCCGCCGGCCGGCCGCGAGAGTCGGTGTGGCGCCCCCGCTCGAGGACGTCCGCATAGCCTCGCTTCGCGCGGTCCGTTTTGGCATCGTCGGTGAGATGGAAGGTCTGTCCCGGCTTCAGCCGCGCCAGCTCCGGCTCGATGTCGCCGGCGCCCGGAACCCCGTACGTCGGGCTGTCCGGGAGGCGCGCCCACTTCGGGCGGCCGGCGCCGGCGCGCACCGAGGCGCGGAACTTGCCAGGGTGCGGGGAGGTGCCACGCCGGCGGGAGGCCTTGTGGCGCCCCACGGGCGCAAGCCGGATGATCCTGAAGAACCAGCGGCGGCCCATCCCGCCGATCAACTCGGTGCTCAGACGCGGGACCTGGTCCCGGCCGACGCGGCGCAGCTCCGCGCCGAGCTGCGCCCACGAGATCTCTTTCGCGCGCGGCATCAGAGGCCCTCCACCACCAGGTGGACGCGGCCGGCTCGAATGATCGGCTGGCGCGTCACGGAGCCCTTCCAGTCGGCGGCCTCGATGACGTCCCCAGGCTCGACCTCGACGCCGGCGGGGAGAAGGACGCGGGCGAGGCGAACTGCGAACTGCCCGGCGGGGAGTAGGTCCGCGCCTGGGCTGTGCGGGCTGGCGTCGATGCGAAGCGCCCGGAGGTCGATTGCCAGGCTGGACGGAACGTCGACGCTCGCGCCGGCGACATGCGCGCCCTGTAGCGCCCCGACAAGCTGCACGGCAAGCTGGGAGGCCTCCACCTCGGCCGCGGCGGCCAGCACAACCATTTCCGCCCCGATGGTAAGCGCAAGGCCGGCAGGCAGCTTGCCGCTTAGGGGCATGGGATCGCCGACGCCGCGCTGCAGCTCCAAAGCGGTTTCGCCGACGCTGGCATCAGTGCCAAGCTGGAGCTCCGGAACGGAGGCGATTCCTGGCGCGGTGAGCTCGACAGCGCGGCGCAGGGTGATCGCCTCGGCGCCGAGCTCGTCGAGCTGCGCGACCGCGGTATCGGCAAGATCCTGCATCAGGCAGCCCCCACCAGCGCGGCCTCGGAGCAGAGAATCTCCTCCTCGCGCGGGGCAAGATCGAAGGGGGAGCCGCCGGTCCGGCCGCCGCCGGCCCCGCCCGGGTTGTGGTACTCGCGGCTCGTCCCCATCTCGGCAACTCTTCGCAAGCCGCGATCCCGGCTTCTGGTGTGCCAGGCGTCGACGATCAGCCGGAGCGCCAACCGGCGGAGGCCGGCGGGCAGCTCCTTCGCGGCGTACGCCGTCCAGGTGATGCCGTTGTCGGCGACCGATTCGCCGGCGCTGGTGGGCCAGGTGGGCTCGGTGTCCCCCGTCGCCCCTGCCGCGTCGGCTTCAAAGCGCAGGGGGTTGCCGCGGTTGGCGGGGCGCACCCAGGCGCCAGCGGTCACCGCAGCCCCCGCGGTCCACGAAACCACCTGCGGGGGCATGAGGTAGCCGGCCCAGTACTCGACGCTGTAGAGGGGAAGCTCCTGCCCGGCGACGGGGCGGCGAACAATGCCCTCGTCGCTCAGCGGCGCCGTGTTCTGCCAGGCGGCGCGGCGGCGAATCGTCGAGGGGCCGTCGATTTCGATTGCCTCGTCTGCCAGGTCGAGCTCCTCGCCGTCGAAGGCGACGCTGAGGAGCGACTCGATGGGCGCCCGGGAAAGGAAGAGAAGAACGGTGCCGCGGCCGGGAGCAGACTCCCGATATCGGTGCCGGCCCAGCGGTCGGCAAACAAGGCCCTCCAGCTCGCCAGAGACCTCCAGGATCAGCTCATCGAGCAGGGCGTCGGTCGTCGCCTCGACGGCCAGGCCGAGGCGGTTCCGAGCGCTTGTCAGGCTGGCCCATCGGGGCTCGCCTTCCGTCAGGATCGCGACGTTGCCCATCACTCGTGATCGGTGGCCTCCGGATCATCCGGTCGACCGGCGACCGCCCTTTCTCCCGTTGGTCCATGGTGCGCGCGTCACGCCTTCGGCTTGGCGCGCAGCTCCTCGATGACGGCCGCGGGGCGACCGGTGATACCCAGCGCCGTGATGGCGGCTTCCTCGGCCGCGCGCAGATCGGCGACCGTTCGGATGGCCACCTTCTCCAGCGTGCCGTAGGTACCGGGGCCGATGCCCTCGACGGCGTGCAGCGGATGCCCCGGCGGCGCACTCTCCGGCGGAAGATTCGCCGGCGGACCGCTGGTCGCCGTTTTGCCGGGCGCCTTCTGCGGCGTGAGGTCTGCCGTACCGATGGTGCCCGCGGCGGCGGCCGTAGCGGCGGCGGAGGGCGCCGGCGGCGGCGGCGGTGTGGTGAAGAGGTCGACGCCGGCTTGCGCGCCGCCGACGCTCCGGCGCGGCGGCGGCTGGTCGGCCAGAGCGCGCATCGCCTTCGCGACGCCGCTGGGGTCCGGGCGCCCCGGGCCGCGGTTCGGCGCGTCGACCCCGAGTGGCACCCAGGCCCCGCTCGCGATGAGCTGCTTTGCCTTTTCGCGCGAGAAGGAGGCGACCTCTCCCGGGGCGTACGGCGGTACCGAGGTAGTGAACTTGCCGGTGATCATGTCGTCGCTCATGCGTTCTCCCGTAGGCTCAGACGGCCGGCAGGTCGCGCGCCCCGCCGAGGGCGAAGGCCGCGGCGATCGCGCTGGTGTCGGTGTTCGCCGCGCTGAAGCTGGGCGTGAGCTGGTAGTTGAGGTAGCCCTGGAAGTTCTCCAGGGAGAAGTCGATCCGCACGATGGTCCGCACGGTGCCGCCCCCGGTCGGGCCGGTGAGGACCACAGCGGCGGCGAAAGCGTCGCCGTAGTCGGCGGCGCCGGTGCCCTGGTCGTCCGCGGCATCCTGGAGGTTCACCGCCAGGGTGAGTGTCTCATCCTCCGCCAGGGTGGCCTGGACGACAAGAGCGAGCACGCCGGAGCCGTAGTCCTTCAGGTCGTGCCAGGTCGGGCCGGTAACCTCCTGGCCATCGCTGGCGGCGCCGGCGACGGCGGCGTGCTGGCCGCCGGCGCGCAGGCCGAGGTGGAACCCCATGTCGAGCTGTCGATGCATCTTGTTGGCCTCCTTCAGCCGGGTTTGCGGGGTTGGCTCTAGGCGGCGCCCCAGGTGACGTAACGGACCTGCACGGCTCCGGACCGGCGGATGCGGACGTCGTAGCCCACGATCGCGCGCACCAGCATCTCGTACTTCTGGAAGCTGGAGCGGACCTGCCCGCCGGCCGTCATGTAGGCGGCCTGCTCGGACATGTCGATGGCGATCTGCTGGCCGCGGCCCTCCAGGACCTCCTCCATGTCCATGAAGTACAGCTCGCTCTTGTTCGCCGTTCCCGTCGCGAGCGGATCGAGGTTGTCCGGGATCTTGGAGGTCTGCGCGTAGCGCTGGCCCATCAGGGTGCCGCCCCGCATCTCGTCGCCCCACACCAGGTTCGAGTTGCCGTCGCGCTGCCCCATCAGGTGCGCCCAGGTGCGCCAGCTCATGCCCCAGCCGAGCCGCAGCATGGCCAGCTCGGCCTCGCCCATCGCCTGGAAGCAGCCGAGGAGGGTGGCCGTCACGCCGGCGATGTCGGCGCCCGCCTCTGCGGCGCCCACGCCCTGCCAGCGCACCCCGAGGGGCTGAGCATTGACGCCGCTGCCGCGCAGGCCCGCGGTGTCGAGGGAGACGGCGATGTCGTTGCGCAGGTCGGTAACGACGAAGCTGTCGACCGGCGTGCGGTCCGCGACGCGCAGGAGCTTCTTCGAGATCGGCACGATGGCGCCGTAGGTCCGCTCCCGCATCGTGATCGCGCCGAATTCCGGCTGCGTCAGCGGGATGTCGTCGCCCTCGCCGATCCAGCCGCCGGTCGATCCTGCGACGTGCGAGGGGATGGTGAGTTCGCCGGACGGCAGCGGGATCGTGCGCGCCCCGAGGCGGCTCAGCACGGCGAGCGGCCGGGTGAGCTCGATGATGTCGTTGGCCACCTGGTCGCCGACGAGGATGGCCGCGCTCTCCGTGTCGGCGGCCGTCAGCGCCCGGACGACCTGGCCCGCGAGCTCCGACCCCTTGTACGTCGTAGAGAGGTACTCGGCCGCGGCGGCGGCGCGCTGGCTCGGCGCGACGTCGCTGTGCGTGACGAGGGCCTGGATCGTCAGGGCGGCCCGAATCTGCGCGTGCCGGTGGCGGGTCTCGGGGTCGGCCTCGGCCAGGCGGTCGAGATCGCTGGCCGCCCGCTCGCCTTCGCCGGCGCCGAGGGCGCCGAGGAACTTGGCCACGCCGCTCTTCGGCTCCGGGACGCCCGCTCCCGCCTCTTTGCCGCGGGCGATCGAGGCCTCCCTGGTTTCGGCGGCCTCGTCGCCGTGGATCTCGCGCACGATGTCCGTGACGAAGGTTCGGAACTCGTCGCGATCCTTGAAGTGGATCGCCGGCGCTGCCGGCGTCGCCGCGGCGGTTTCGGTGATTTCGGTGCTGGTGATGGTCATGCTGCGCCCTCCGTTAGTTAGAAGACCTGGCCGGTCCGGACCGTTTGCTCGTTGAAAGCGGCACGGACCGCCTCCTTGATCTCCGCCTGGCTGACCGAAAAGCCGACCACCTCCGGCGGCCCGGCAAGATCGACGACCAGGAAGGGCGGCGCGGGCTCGGTCTTGACCACCGCCGGCTTCTGCGCCTTCGGCTGCGGTGCTTCGATCGGCGCCGCCGGAAGCGCGCTGCGAACCAGATCGACGGCCGCTTGAAGAAGAAGGCTGGCAGTTGCCGCTTCCGGGGTCGCGGCTGCCTGGCTTGTGCTTGGCGAGGCGGCCGGTGGAGCCTTTGCGGCGAGCTTCGCCACGCTCCCGTCGATGACCACCGAGCCGCGGCCCTTCGCTCCCATGCCGTCGAGAAGATGCTGCGCGACGTCGCGCGGCATCCAAACGCCCGGGCCGCGATCCGCGCTCAGGGTCTCCTCGCACCAGCGAAGGAGCGGTGCGACGTCGGGCTTTGGCAGCACGCCTTTCATCTGGTCGAGCATGTAGGCGCCGGGGTAGGCCGGCACCGGGACGATGGACCACTCGTAGAGCTCCTGTCGGAGGAAGTTGTAGCCCCCCTCCTCGTCGTCCCAGGTCCACTCCAGCGGCATGAAGCCGACTGAGCACGCCTTGAGGAATTTGTTCAGGAGCATCAAGCGGACGGTCCTGGCGAGGTGGGGCTGCCCCTCTTCGTAGCCGATCTCTTCCGGCCGGGGGAAGATGCAGCGGGCGACGATGGCGCTCTCGATGCGCCGGATCGGGGCGGGGCAGCGCGCGATCGGCGGCTGCCAGCTGTTGTGCGCCCACAGGACCGGCCCGGGGCCGCCCAGGAAGTAGTTCTCCCAGGTCCAGCCACCAGTGCTCACGAGATCGTTGTACCGGTCGCGCTTGGCATCGCCGGTAATCACGAAGTCGAATTCGTAGATCTCGCCGCCATCCTCTGGCTCGATCTGCCGTACCTCGGCCGGCAGGCCTTTGCGAATCCAGTGGTCCTCGGCGCCGGCCTCGCGGGCTGCGGACGACGTGGCAAAAAGGCGCATCTCCGCGCGCCAGGCGTCGTAGTCAGCATAGGAGACGCCCGCCGGAACCGGGGGCTGGGGCGGAGGGCTTGCCGCGGCTTGTTGTGGCTGGCTCACGGCCCTGATGATCGGCGCCAGGCTTGCGCCCCGTCCAGTGAATCCGTACACTCTACGAATGCCGACGATCTCTTCCGCCCTCAAGTGCCTGCGCGCGTTGACCGATCTCCGCCAGGAGGACGCCGCGGAGCGGTGCGGCGTGGAGTACCACCGATGGGGCTACCTGGAGGGGGGCCGATCGGACAACGGCGATCGCCTTCTACAGGACCTCAGGCGCATCGCTGAGGGCCTCGGCGTGACGCTCCCCTACCTGGTGTACCTCGCCCTCCACGACCAGCCGCCCGTCGAGCCCCATGTCGTGCTCGACGCCGGCCAGCTGGCGACCGGCCTGGAGGGTGGGCGCCGGCATGTCCTGGAGATCACCCAGGGGCTGCCGGCGACCGCCCTAGTCATGGACTGCTACCTTGAACGCCCCGGGGGCTCGCTGGTGCTTCTTCTTGCCGGCCCCAGTCAGGGGGGGCGCCTGCCGATCCGGGGGCGCCACGAACAGGAGAAGGCATGAGCACGATGCATCCCGAGGCAATCGCTCGCGCGGAGCGCGCGAAGAAGCTGGCCAGCAAGAGGGCGCGCCGCCGCGACAAGAAGAAGCTGCAGCGGAAGCGCCGGCGGCGGGGGCAGGGCAGGAAGGGCGGCCGGCGGCGCGGATGAAAGCGGCCGGCGCCAGCGCGCTTACGCGTCGACGGCGCGAATCGAGCCCACCTCAGTCCCCCAGGCGAATCAGCTGGATGGCGCACAGGCAGTTGGCGTGCGCTGGGCTCCCGTCGAGCTTGCCCTCGATCCCGTCGAACAGAACGCTGATGCCGACCTCCTGGCCCTCGTAGCTCTCGCAAATCGGGCAGTCCGTCGCGGCCGGCACGCGCACCCAGCGCCGGCGGTACTCGGTCGGGTCCATGATGCCCTGCGAGGCGGCCTCGCGCCACAGCTCGTTTTGGCCCGTCGTCGCGGCGCGCAGGTTCTCCGTGCGGGCGACCGTCCACGCTCGCTGGTCGAGGAGCCGCGCGTACTCGCGCTGGATCTTTGCGTTGATCTCGGCCTGGGTGAGATCCGGCAGATGAGGGGGGCGGTTGTTGAGGCCGCGGATGAACTTGTCGAGCTGCTCCGCTCGCGGCTTGTCGAGGCCGAGGACCTCCTTGACGGTCTCGGCGATCTCGCGGGTCTTGCGCCCCTCCTCGTACCCGGCCACGATGCGATCCCGGACCGCCTCGATCGTCTTTTTTGAGACGTTTGTGATTTCCTCCCCGACCACGCTGGCGGCAGCGTTCGCCGCGCGGGCCGAGAAGGCCTCCATGTCCACCGCCCCCAGCCCGAAGTCCGTGATGAGGTTGTCGCGCGCCAGCGCCGCCGCCTCGACGATGAGCGTTTCGACGGTGTCCGAGCCTGCCTCCAGGCCGATCATCGCGCGGTCGTCCCCGAGGGCCGCCGCGACCCGGTCCGCTGCCAGATCGGCGTCGCCGATGTCGCGGATGAGGTCCTCCAGGTCGTCGACCGTCCAGGGGTCCTTCAGCGCTGCCGCCGCCTGGAGGAACACGTCGCGCGCCTCCCCCTCCAGCGACTCGGCAAGGGCCATGAAGGCCTCCCAAAACTCTGCCTCGCCCGTAGCCCTTCGACGCCATGGCCACCAGCGCGCCGCGGACCCCGAGCGGTGGCTGGCGGCCTTCGACTCCGCCGGCTCGGCCTCCTCCTCGGCATCGTCCGCACCCTCGTCCCCGCCCTCGTCGCTTGCGGGTAACGGCGGCGCCGGCGGCGCGGGAGGGTTGAGCAGCTCGGCGCGTGACTTCCACCGCACGGCGAGCGGGATGGCATGGACGTCGTCCGGCAGGTCCTCCGCAGGGTCGGCTCCTTGACGCCGGCGGATCTCCGAAATCGATTGCGCCCATGGCGCGGCCTTGAAGTAGTCCAGCTCCAGCTCGGGGTCCTGGAGCTCCGGCAGCGTGTATTCCGCGACCAGCGGGCGCGGGGAGTTGTAGAGCGGGAGGATGCGGTACTGAAACACCGCGCGGATCAGCTCCAGCCTGGGGATGACGACGTGGGCTCTGAAGTTCTGCTGCGCCATCGTGCTGGTGGCGCGGTTGGACCCGACGACGTGCCCCAGGATTTCGGGGTTGAGGCCGAAGACCTCCATAGCGAGGCTCTTGTGCCGGTTCCGCAGCTCCACCAAATTCATCGCCTGGAAGTCCTGGGACAGCTCCTTTACCTGGGCGCCGTGCGGTGCCTCCATGAAGTAGGGGAGCCACTTCTTGTACAGGCCCTGAAGGCGATCGAGCCACCGCCGCGACATCTGCCCGCGCGTCGTCTCGTTGAGCTTTGGCCCCATGATGAGCAGGTTGGGCACCGCGTTGTTTGCGAAGAACTGCGAGGTGAAGCTGCCGGCGAAGCGGTCCGCGTCCAGCTCCTCGGCGAGCGAGCGGGCAGCGCCGGTGCCGCGGCGGTAGGGCGACCAGGGGTCCGGATCGCGCACCCACACCATGTCCTCGATGGGGATCTCGATATTGACCCCGTGGACCAGGATGCGAAAGAAGGGGGTCTGGAGCGTCGGCGTTTCGGAGACCCAGTGGGGCGGTACCACCCACCAGCGGTGGGGCACGCCGGCGGCGTTGCGATCCAGAACCCAGAAGTACTCGCCGGACACGTCGTAGCAGATCTGAGAGACCTGGAGGTTGAGATGGCCAAGCAGAAGCGGCGTACCGAGGCGCACGCCGTCCAGGAAGGGATGCGCCTCCACCTCCTCCAGCTCGCCGGCGGCGCGCAGCTTCGTAGCGCTCCGGAGCCGCCAGTAGCGCTGCTGGGCCGCGTAGTGCGCCGCTCGCGCGCGCTGCTGTGAGCCGCGCATCGCATGGAGCGACCATTGGCAGGAGGCGATCGTCTCCGCGATCTTGTACGACACCATCCGGATAATCGGCGTGGTGCCGTAGAGCCGGAGCAGCTCCCCCTGGGCGCGCGTCTGGCTGCCGGCCAGCGCGCCCCCGCGGCTGAGGAATCCGCCCAGGAGCCCATGCGCCGCGCTGGCCAGGCTTTCATCGGCGTACGGCGAGGTGTTGCTCGTCGCCCGGCCGACGACGAGCCGGCGAGCGACGTCGGTCCAGTCGCTCACGAGCGGCCCGCCTTATCCTTGAGGCCGTCGACGCCGAGCCAGAGCACAGTGAGGAGGACTCCCAGCCCGGTGCGCGCAAGGATCAGGAGCCCGGCCCAGGTCGCCACCAGCCACCACCAGCGACCGCCACCCGCCATGCCGGCGATGGAGGCGGCGACCAGGCCGCCGCCAACGGCCCACGAGAGGATCCAGCGGTGGCCGCGCGGGAGGGCCTGAAAGTACGCGGTCGCCCGAAAGACCATCGCCGCCCCGTGGCTTGAAGCAACGTCTCGAAGCCTGCGCATCATCACGCCGCCGAGCGTAGCGCGGATGACCTAGGGGGCGGAAGGGGGGCTCGGAAAGATCGCTGGAGGCTGGGGGGAGGGGGGAAACCGGTTCGGGGAGGGGGCGGCTGCCCCCTCCCCGTCACGGCCCCTGGAAAGGGATGCTCCGGCCTGCGGTTATGGCGGGTTGCCACACGAGCCACGAGGAGGAACGCACCGATCATAGCACAGGGGCGCTCGCCTACAGGTCCGGCTCGTCGCTTCGAGGGGGACCGTTGGGGTGCGTCCACACGACCTCCGGATGAGCGCAGGGTCGCCGCGGTTCGTCGTCGTGATGGCAAGCGTGCCGAGAGATCTGGCCGCGAACGATCCGCGACGCATGAGGGCCGCGCTCGACGCGGGCAAGCGCTGCAGCCTGGAAGCCATCGCGCGCCGCCGGGTCGCCCAGGCGCACATCGAGGCGCACCCGAGGCCCAGCAGCTCCGCGCTGCGGCTCCACCCTGGCCGCGTCGCGCGCGAACACCGCCCCCGCAGCCCCGCCGCGGCGATCCGGAAGCTGCCCGTCCAGGTCGTCGAGAAGGCCCTCGGGGTCGCTGTCGCCGGCGGCGAGCTCCAGCGTGATGGTGAGGCGCGGTCTCATCGGGGCGATTCGTCGAAGCCGTTCCGGGGGGGCTCACAGGCGATTGCGGCGTTGGCAGTCATCACGGCCTCACGGACCTTGCGAATGGCCGCCTCGCAATCCGCGCCGCCGGGACAGCTGGCGATGATGATTCGTGCCAGGGTGAGGGCCGCACCGCGAATCGTCTCGTAGCGATCCGTGACCCTGCGGTCGGCCGGCGGGTGGTAGGTGAAGAGGTCGACGAGATCGTCCATCAAGACGGGGGTGTTGCTGGGATGCTTCATGAGCAGGTCTCCTCTACGACGGTTTCTGCCTTGGTTGATGAAGAAGAAGGCCGGCGGCGCCGGCGGAGATCCGCCAGGCGGCCTCAGTAAGAATGCGAACCGCTGCCCCCTGGTCGCGGCGCTGGAGCAGCGGCACGGAGCGCACCCAGCCGGCCAGCGTCAGGACGTGGCCGCCGGCGACGAGCCGGCGTCGCTCAAGAGCGTTGATGCATCCGGGACTGAGGCGCGGCCGGTCGAGGCCGCGCAGGGCCGCCCGGGCGAGCCGCTCCAGCGCGTTGGCCATCCTGGGGCTCAGGGCTGGGAAAAGCGGTTGCATGCGCAGAACGATACCAGAAGCAGCGAGGGGGCCTCCAGCGTTGCCGCCGGAGGCCCCCTCTTCCCTTGTGGTGTCAGGAGCGAGCGTGATCATCGTAGCCCGCGCAGCGCGTCGCCGTCAAGGCGGCGGCCTGGCCGCATCCGCCACGAAGTTGCACTCCTCCTCGCTTTCGCCCTCGGGGTAGAGCAGGCGGGCCAGCGCCAGGGCCTCCCCCAGGGCTTCGCGGAGGGCCAGCAGCTCGGCGGCCTCCGCATCGCTTTCGGCCGTCTCCATCCGGTCCTCGACCTTGGTGACGACCGCCTGAATCATCGCGGGTACCACGTTGGGTGCCTCCTTTCCTCTGATTGCCGTACGGTCCCACTGACACCAGTGGGGGCGGAATGATCTCCTGTGATGGGGTGGAAAAGCGGGGGCCGCCCGCCAGCCCCCTCGACGGAACTCAGGTCAAACCTCGGGGAATCCGCAACCGTCCAGGGCATCCAGCAGCCCTTCCAGTTGCGGGTCGCACGCGGTGTGGTAGTCCTTAAGCACGCCCACGAGGCACGCGTTGAGGTGCTGGTTCGCGTTTTCGTTGCACTCCGTGTCGTTGGGGGCGCAGAGAGCCACCTCGTAGGTGTAGGTGTTGGAGCAGGCGATCGCTTGGAACTCGACCCCCTGGTCCACGCTGGCCGCGGCCGTGCAGTAGAGCACGTACGTGCTGATGACACAGCCGGGGTCGTCGTAGTACTCCGGCGCCCAGCCGGCCGGAGATAGGCAACCCATCTCGATCTCGCACCACTGGATCATGGCGCCCGCCTGAGGAGCCACCAGCACCACCAGTGCGGCGAGGACGAACAGCATCGCTTTGGTCTTCTTGCTCATCATTCTTCTCCTTGTCGCGCCACCCCTCGGGCCGGGAGGTGGCAGTGATTATCCGCGCGGCCCCGCGGGTGAACCCTTGGTTTACGCGCACCTCTCGGCGTCGACGGTCGGCCAAACGACGCGCGGGTCGCCGGGGTGAGCAGGGAGCCGCTTGCGCGTCTTGCGTAGCGGCTCAACGGCGACCGCCTTGCGGTTCCAGCAGCGTTGTGCCGCCCGGTACGCTCCGCGGAAGGTGAAGGCTCGCACGGTCACCGTGGGCGACTGCGGCGTCGTGCCGCCCGCCCAGCACACCCACCGGAAGCCGACGCCTCCGCGACGCCAGTACCAGCATTTGAGATCCCAGTACCAGCATTCGATTCGTCCCTTCATGGTGCGGGTGCCTCCTTTCCTCTGATTGTAGGCTACTCCAACCAGTGGCGGTGATGACGAAGGCCATCCCCCTTGTCGGCCACCACCTGGTGGAGAGAGTAGGCGTTCCACGCGACGATGCGATCCCGGTCGCCGTGGCCGGCCATGTTCGGCTCCCCCACCGCGGTGATGCTCGCGACCCGCACCCACTCGCTGGCCCGCTGCTCGAAGCTCGGCTCGATCGCCTTGCGCGCCAGGCGGAAAAGCTGGACGCGCCACGCCCGTACGCAGGGGCCAAGGGCGCTACCCCCCTGGAGAATCCGGCCAGTCGAGACAAAGAGGTCGGAGCCCACAAGGAAGGGCGCCCAGCGCTCTGGCGCCGCGGCCTGGCAGGGGGGCCGCACGTAGCCGACGCGGACCCTGGGCATCAGGCGGTGGCCTCGCCGCGGGCCTTGCGCAGGGCGGCGGCCAGTTGGCATCCGGGCCAATGCTCGCCCGGGTTGTATTGGTCGGCCTCACCCCACTCGCCGGGACGCTCGACGGCGCCGCAGCACGGACAGCAGTCGTCCCACTCGTAGCATCCGTCTTGAGGTTGGCGCTTGCCGCTCCACTCCACCGCCTCCAGCGCGGCCAGCAGGCCGCCGGCGGTCAGGTAGTCAACCCAAGCGGCGGTCAAAGCGTCGTGGGCGGGCGGCCGCGCCGGCATCAGCCCACCCCCGCCAGGTAGTCCAGGGTGAACGCAAGAAGGCCCCGGCGATGCGGCGCCGGGAGGCGGCGCAGCTCCTCGCGTAGTGCTTCGAGCGTCATGGCCCCGATGGGGCTGCCTTCACGCTTCGCCCTGGCCTCTGCCTGCCCCGCTGTATGGCGCGCCCGTGCGGCCTCGGTCCTGGCCGCCCAGCGGGCAAGGAGCGCTGCCGGCAGGGCCGCCTTCTCGCCCGTGCAGGCCGGCGTCCCGTGGAGCGTCACCCTGTCATCGGACCGCTCGACCTGCGCCTCGTAGCTCATCCCGAGGCTGTACGTGCGCCCGCGCCGCACCGCGTAGCAGAGCAGGTCCTCGGTCTCCAGCGATGCCTCGTCAGGCGCCCACGCGTTGGCCAGCTTGCCGGCAATGATGCGCTGGCCAGCGGAGATCCAGCGTTCCGTGCTAGGCATCGCGCCCCCCTTCCAGGCCGGCACCGCGGCGCAGCTCGGCCAGGGCCTTGCGGACCCGCATGTGGGCCGGGCCGGTCATCCCCATGGTGAGATCCTGGGTGGTGGTGCTGTACCCCATCCAGGCAAGGCAGCGCCGCGCCAGCCACGCGCACTGTTGCTCCATCGCGACGGCCAGCGGCAGCGGATTGGAGAGGCTTTCGGAGGTCCGGAGTCGGTAGCCCCTCCCCTCCCGCTCAAGCTTGGCCTCGGCCCGCGCCATGGCCATCGCCGCCCCCTCACTGAGGCGGGGCATCAGTAGTGCCCCCCGAGGTGCTGGCCCATGACCGCATCGTAGGCGTCCCGCGCCTCTTCCTCGGCGGCCCTGAGCGCCTCTCGGTGCAGCTCGCGAAGCTCCCGCCGGTACGCCTCCGCGGAGATCTCCCCCTGGTTGTACGCGCGTTCCAGCTCCTCCTCCTCCCGCTCGAGTTGTCTCTGCCAGCTCATGATGGTTCCTCCTTCTGCTGCGGGACCGCCACGACGCGCTGGTGGCGCCCGCGCGACGTCGAAGCCGACCCGCTCTCCGCCCCCGGGATCATCTCGGCGAGGCGGCCGGTCAGCCTGGCGACCTGCGCCTCGACGCGGCCCGTGCGCACCACCTCGCCAGTCAACTCGACGGCGCCGGCGGCGACGAGCGCCTCCGGCAGACCCTCGTTTTCGCTCCAGCCCTTGAGGTGGACGCAGCCAGCCGGCAGCTCGACGTCGACGAGGTTGACCGTCGCCTTCGCCTCCACGCCCCGTTCGCCGATGAGCACCAGGGCAACGCGGCCGTTCTCGGCGTAAGCGGCCACGGCGAGTTCCGCCGCGGCGGTGAATCTTGCGGCGGGAACCTGTATGCCGGTGGGTAGCATCAGGCCCCCCCCCTCGGCCCGGCCGGCACGGCGCGCCGGGCGATGACAAAGCCGGCCCCGTAGATCCTCTCGACGACGCTGCGCACGATCCGCTGAGCGAGGTGCCCGTGGGATGGATCGAAGGACGGCCAGTCTCGCCACCTCGCGGAGTCGGAGATGCCAGCGTCGATGATCGGTGACACCTCCCACGGACCGGCGGCGCTCGGCGCCAGGCAAGTCGCCTCCTCCACGCTGAGGGCGGGCGCCCCCACCTGGCGCCGCGCCGCCTCCAGATCATCCAGCAGCCCGCGCCCGAGGTCGGGGTTGTAGCGCACGCCGAGCGCATCGAAGAGCCGCCCCAGCTCGATCTCGGCGGCCCGCGAAAGGTTGATGGAGACGGCGTCGTAGTCGTCGCCCCCCACCAGATGAGGGTGAGGCTCGCCGTCGGTGAGCACCTCGACGCTATGGGCGCCAGGTCCGTGGTGGACCACGACGCCGAAACCCACCAGGCGTTGGCCGATCGCCACTTTGCCATGGGACCGCACGACCTGCACCTCGATTGGCCCCCTAGCCATGGTTGCGCTCCTCCGCCAGGCCGGCGAGCTGCATCAGCCGCCACATCACCCGCAGGGTGACCCGGGCGTCGTTGAGGGCGTCGTGCATCTCGCCGGGGCGCTCGATGCCGAGCCACGCCGCGACGCTCTCCAGGCGCAGGTTGTCCGGCGGGGTGCCGATTCGCCGCCGGTCGCCGAAGCGGGAGATCCAGCGGGCGAGCTGCAGGGGGTCGACGATCTCGTAGCAGGCGGCCGGGCAGAACAACCCGAGCTGCCTGTACCAGGTCACGAGGAACTCGCCGTCGAAGAGGACGCCGTTGTAGGCGCAGATCTCGGCCACCCGGTAGGTGGTTCCCTTCGTCTTCGAGACCCGCTCCAGGGCGGCGTGCCGCCGGAAGAACGTCGAGACCCGCTCCGCGGCCGTCAGCGGCGGAACGGCCTCGCGTGCCCACGCGGTCGGGTTGTACGAGTTCCGCGAGAGGGCCTCCGGATCGGTCTCCAGGCCCTCGAACTGGACCTTCACCTCGATCTCTTCGACGACCTCGTAGATGGAGCGATCCTCGCCGGGTTGGTTCGGCAGATCGGCCGCGAGGGCGGCGAACTGAATAATGGGGTGCGTGCCGGCCCGGAGGCCGGCGGTCTCGATGTCGAAGACCACGATGCGTCGCATGTGCTTCTCCTTTCCAGGGGCGGCACCCCCACCAACGGGAGCGCCGTGGGGAGGATTATAACCTATAAGGCATCGCGCTGCCATCCCCCCCCACCCCGCCGGGGTGGGTAGCGGGGCTAGGTGAGGCCCCATCCGCCGCCAGGCGGCTCGAAGAGGGAGAGGACCAAAGCGTCGGCGCGGTCCGGGGAGCGGCCGAGCTTCTTCTTCACCTTGTCCTTCGGCTCGACCCGGACCGCCTCAACTCGATGCCGCTGGCCGTTGTCGTCGACGACGGTCCGGGCCTCGTGTATGACCTCGTGGGCCAGGCACTCCTCCCGGAGATCCGGATCATCCGGGAGATCAACCAAGCCGGCGTTGACCAGCATGGCGGCCCGGATAAACAGGGACGCCCGCATGTTGGCGGCGTAGGGCTCCCCGGGCAGCCGCTCGTCGGGGGGGCTGGCGGCGAAGCTCACCGGCACCACCTCCCGGCCGAGGACTTCCCCCATGTGATCCAGCGGGCTTGCGCCGACGCTGCCCTCGTCGATGATCCAAAGGACCGAGGCGTCGGGGTAGCTGCTCGACGCCTGGCGGGCGGTCGCCGGCCCGCGGCCCTTGGCAAGGGGGACCGGCCAGCCGACCCGGGCGCGGCCATCGGCCTGGAGCCGCGCCAGCGCCGCCTCGTCGCGCGCCACCAGCGCGTCGTGGCGGTCCCGCAGCAGAACCGCCGCAGGTCGACCCCAGGCAGGGGCAAGCACTGAGGTGTCGTCCCCCTCCCGCGCGACGTCGAAGCCGACCCGCTCGGGAGGCCCGCCGGGCATCGGCGTCTCCTCCCCCCGGCGCACGGCCGCGTCCCAGGCGCCCGGATCGAACAGCCCCGAGTGCGCAGAGGCCGGCCACTGCCCGCGCACTTGCGCGAGAAACGTGTTACTGGGCCGGTAGAGGCGGACCTCGCCCCGCGGATGGCCCGGCACACCGTCCGCGCGCCCCCCGCCATCGTCCGACACCCCGTCCGGCGGCACGGCGTACCAGAAGTCATGCAGCTGGGGGTCGGGCACCAAACCCACCCGGGGCGGCCCCAGGTCGGTGCAATCGTCCACCACCCGCTGGTCGATCACTCGGTGATCGATCGCCGAGGGGATGACTCCGCGGCGCTGGCGGATGTTGGGGTGGGTGAAGGCGTCGAAGTGGATGACCTTCCAGCCCGCCAGCTTGGCCCGCTGGAACGCCGGCCCCCTCGGCTCGGTGGGGTTGAAGGAGGAGATGATCTTGTTGCCGGCCGACGAGCACATGCCCTCAACGGAGCGCCACACGGCATCGCTGACGCCGGCCCCCTCCTCGATCAGGGCGATTTGGTAGAACGCGTGGCGTCCGGAGGCGTCGTGCGTGACGTCCTGCTGCGTCCGGGTCCGAGGCGAGATGGGCTCCATGCACCAGCGCTCCCGCACCCGGCAGAGCACGGATAGCTGGGAGCGCCGCCCCGGCATCTTGTGCCCGCGCGCCTCAGCGCGCGCCATGTGCTCCAGAATCTCCGCGTAGATGGTGTTGAGGATCGTTCGGTGGGAGGGTCCGGGCAGAAGGACCCGAGCCCCGCGCTCGGTGAGCCCCATCTCGGGGTCCGACTCCGCGCCCACGGCGTCGTACCAGTAGACGGCGTACGCGCCCAGCAGAAAGGTCTTGCCCAGGTTGTTGCCTGAAGGAAGCAGCACCCGGTCGTGCCGCTCGATCAGGTCCAGGGCCTCCTCCTGGACGCTCCAGAGCCGAGTGATGCCCAGGACGTCCCGGAAGTACTTGGCCGGCTGCCCCACGTACGCCCGCCTGTCCTCCGGACGCCGGTCGCCGGCCAGGCTGCCGGCGGAGCGTAGGCCGCGCGCCAGGGCGAGGCGGGCTATGTCGGCAAGGGCGAGGCCGCCCCGGGGGTCCGGCGGTTGCATCGAAGCAGTCTACCGGGCGCGCGGGCGCGGGCCGTAGCGGCGCCGCTTACCCACGCGCACGCACCATGCCGGCCGCCTTGAGGTAGTTGCCCACCGTGGCGGGGCAGATGCCGACGTCCGCAGCGATGTCGGCGTAGGTCTCGCCCATGAGGCGCAGCTGGATCACCCTGGCGCGCCGGCGGAGGCGGGCGCGGACAGCATCCGTAGGGGCGGCCCAGTGGCGGATCTCAGCGGCCTTCGAGGGCGCGCGCAGTTCCCGCTCGGCGGCGATCCAAGCGCTGGCCCGGCGATGAGCGACGTGGAGCCGCCTTCGGATCGCCTCGATCGAGTAGCCGGCGTCGTACATCGCGACCGCCTGACGAGCGGCCTCCGCGTCGGTCCGCGCGTTCCGCTTCTCGCGCCGGCGCCGCTGCGCGCCCCGCTTCGAGCGCAGCACGCCGGCGCCCCGTAGGTGGCGCCATACCCATGTAGCGGAGGGGCCGTCGCCCTCGACCTCGCGCGCGAGCTGCTCCGCCACGCGAGCCACGCTCAGGCCCTGCCCGACGTAGAGCGTGACCGCGCGCCGGACAAGGGAGGCCGGGAAGACGGGCGTGGGTGTACCGATGCCGGCGCCGCGCACCACCGTGCCCACCCAGGACGCCGAGGCCCCCACCTCCCGGGCGGTCCGCAGGATCGAGCCGGTGCGCCGATACGCGGCCAGCGCGGCCCGGCGCGTCTCCTCGCTGAGGCGCCTAGGCATGCTCCCTCCCGCGCACGGTGATGCGCTGCAGCATCGCCGCCGCAATGCTGCCGTTGAGCCACGGGGCGCCGGCATCGTCGCATTCCGCAAGAAAGGCGGCCACGGTCCGGCGCCAGGCCTTGCGCGCCTCCGGCGTGACCAGGCCCAGCTCAACCACGAGGAAAGGGGCGCAGCACGAGCAGGTCCTCGGCTGGCGGAGGAAGGGTGCGAAGCCGCGAAGCCGCGGGAGCCATGAGCACGGGGCACCCGAGCGCTCGACGCACCGCCCGCAATCATCGTCCGTGCAGCCGCAGAAGGCACAGGATGGGGGGCGCCCAACGGAGACGCTCATGGTGCCCTCTCCGCTGCCAGGCTGGCAACCAGCGCCCGCGGCACCGGCCCCGCCCCGCGGCCCTCCCGGCCGCGCAGCCAGGTAGCCAGCGAGCGACCCGCGAGCGACTCGGCGATAGCAGCCACGGCCAGGCGTCGGCGGGTCGCACCCAGCGCCGGCGGCAGGCCGTCAGCGACCATGCAGGCGCCGCAGCGGCCACCATCGAGATCCCCCGCGGGGGCGCCGCAGCCCCCGCAAGTTGCCCGAAGGGGCCGGGCCTCGGCACCGCCAGCGGGCCGGCGAGAGACAACGTAGGGGCCGGGCGGCGGCTCCAGGCCGTGGCCGTGAACGCAGGCCCAGCGGTAGCGCCCCGGCCATTCAAGGCGCGGGAAGCCGCAGCGGCAGAAGGCGCGGGCCGGCCTCATCGCGCCCCCCCGCCCGTGCCGGCCGCCTGCTCGGCCAGCTCCTTGCTCAACACCCGGGCCAGGGTGACGAGGTGCTGATGCGAGTAGACCTTGCCCCACCACGTCCGCTCGTACAGCGCACCGCTCCAAACGGTCTGGAGGCGCGAGTAGGTGGGCAGCTGGGACGGGCCAGCCCCCCCCCTCCCCGCCCGCCACTGCACGCGGTACGCGAAGTAGCCGCCCGCCGTGGCGATCGCGCCGGTCCGCCACCGGAGCGCGGGATCTAGTGTGCTCCAGGTGATCGGCCCCTCGTGCGTCGCCTGCCTCCGGCGCCCCGCTGTAAGGCGGTAGCGCCTTGTCTCCGGCTCGACCACCGCCTGGGTGGGCTGGTGATCCAGCGCCCGCCGCCGCCCCCTAGCCACGGTATGCCCCCTCGCCAAGCGCGAAGAGGGTCAGGCGCGGGAGGCCAGCCGCGCCCCACGCCGCCCGGCGCAAGAAGCGCTCCCGCCCCTCCTGCGAGAAGAGCCGCATGCGCCCTCCGTAGCGCCCCAGGAGCGCCAGGCGGTGCTCCTCGACCAAAGCGCCCGCCCTCGCCGCCTGCGCCTGCCGCAGGGCGTCCTCGACCAGCCAGGGGTCCCCACGTAGCCACCGCTCGGCACGCAGGCCGGCCAGAGCAGAGGTGAGCTCGTCGTCTTCGCCAACCGCAGCGAGGACCTGGCGCTCCAGCGTGCGAAGCGCCGCCGCCACGTCGATCTCGATAGGTTGCGCTGGCCCCCTCGCGGCGAGGGTGCGCATCCGGCGCGCCTCCCCCCACCGCCGCCGCACCGGCGCGGCGAGATAGACGAGGCTGGAGGCGGTGCCGTGCTCCCGGACCATGGCGGCCGAAACCTCCTCCGCCACCTCCGCGATCACAGCCAGGGGTACCTCGTCGGCAAACCACTGCGCCGCCAGGCGCCAGTCTGTCGGGGTAAGGGGGCGCTGAACGTCAATCCGGGGCAGCCGCGTCACCGACGCGACGCCGGCGACGAACTGCTCGATGGTCATCGCTGCCATTGGCTTCTCCTTTCCAGGGGTCTATACCGAATACTGCCTATTCTAAGCCGGGCGCCGCCCCCAAGGGGATGCGAGACCAGGCCTCCTCAATCCGAAGCAGGGCCTGCGGGTCGGTGATCTCGGCCGCCACCACCGCCGCCAACCGACCGAGGTAGTCCTCGAAAGCTTGGGGCGTGATCTGCGCGCCGCTGCCCCATCGCGCCCGCCACTTTGGGTGCCGCTCCAGCATGAAGCGCAAGCTCATCGGGTGCGGCGGCAGCTCCCGCAGCTCCTCCCGCTCCTCCACCTCGATCAGCGTCCGCGTCTCGCCCTCGACGCGATAGCGCTTCTTCGTCCACGATCGCTTCACCTCCTGGCCGCCCTTGCCGGAGCGCGCGAGCTGCTGCACCGTCACCGCCTCGCCCCTTGGCGCGGCCCTTTCGAGTACGTCCAACAAGTCCAGCAACAACCCGACCGGATAGCGCCCGTCGCCCGCCCGCGGGGGGTACACGCCCTGTCCCGGGATGGCTCGCACCCAGTCCGCGCGAAGCTTGCCCCCGCGCTTTCCGGAGCCCACAACGTCGCTCGCTTCGATGCCGAGCCGGGCGGCCAAGCGACGCAACCGCGCAACAGTCCAGTCCTCCCAGCCCTCTACGAGCAGCTCGGAGACAGCCCGCGCCGCCGCCAAATACCCCATGAGCGTCGAGCGACCCACCCCCGCCGCCGCCGCGATGTCGTCTCGCCCCAGGCCGGCCATCGCCGCGGCGCCGATGCGCTGCAGCAGCTCCGTGGTTAAATTCTGCGGGCGGCCTACCGGCACGGTGTCCCATCCCACCGGCGGCGCCGGCGGCCCCGCCGGCGCCCAATCCGGCGCCGGCCCCAACTCCTCCCCGGCTGTTGCAACCAAAGGCTCCAGCGGCAGCCTTCCAACCATGCGCACCCCCTCTGATGCTGGGGGTGCGCGGCAGCGGCGCGGCCGTGACAGCTAGCGC